CAACTCTAATAGTTTCGGCAACGGCTGCAACTCTAATAGTTTCGGCAACGGCTGCTACTCTAATAGTTTCGGCTATTACTGCTACTCTAATAGTTTCGGCAACGGCTGCTACTCTAATAGTTTCGGCAACGGCTGCTACTCTAATAGTTTCGGCAATTACTGCTACTCTAATAGTTTCGGCAACGGCTGCTCCTCTAATAGTTTCGGCAACGACTGCAACTCTAATAGTTTCGGCAACGGCTGCTACTCTAATAGTTTCGGCAATTACTGCTCCTCTAATAGTTTCGGCAACGACTGCTACTCTAATAGTTTCGGCAACGACTGCTACTCTAATAGTTTCGGCAACGGCTGCACCTCTAATAGTTTCGGCAACTTATCACAGAGCAACGAGTTAAAGGCATACTATCGTTATATCACATTTGGAGAAGGAGTACAGCATGTCACCTTGCTGAATGAGATTGAGGGAGGCTACGAGAATCAAGTTCAGAACTACCGAGTTGCGAACGGAACACATAGCGAGGATGGCAATCCGTTAGTTGTAGATGTTACAAGGAACATGAGTTGTGAGACATTCATCGGTATGGACAGCAACGATGAACTGAAGGTGTTCTGCTTGGCAGACTTGGCTAATTTGTAGCATAACGATATGACAAAATGGGAACTAATGGATAGGCTGCAAGGTGTGTCCGATGATGCAGAAATCCTCATGACTGAAAGATGCTTGTGTCTTGGAGATGTAGTTATCTCTAAAGATGAGTATGGAGAATTTGTCATCTTGGACACTATGAAAGCACCTAATTTGTAGCATAACGAGGTAAGTTTCTTTCTTTCATTTTGGTGGCAGAATAAAGAAAGAAAAAAGAAAAAACGAAAGAAAGAGCAAACTCAAAAAGTTTAACTTATGCAAAAGATTCTTCCTTCACCTGCAAATCCAATTTTAAAAAATGCCTAATGGACGTGCGTAGAATGGGGATTTTTGCAAATGTTAAAAGTTTACGTAGTAAATAATCTTGGTCACTAGGAGTGACTAAGTTGAGTGACCAAGATTATTTAACAAACATTCAATAATTATGAAAAAGAAAGACTGGATTGACGCACGAAAGCAACTCCCAGAGAACGATGCTCTATGTCTTCTGGTTTGCGACCACGATAAAATAGAAGGCGGATGCTACTTAGAACTTGGGTATTATGACGGATTCCGTTGGATGAAAGAAAATGACAGAGAGCAGTGCTTTCCTACGCATTGGATAAAGATAGTTCTTCCTTGATAATTTTAAAACTCAACGATATGGAAAAATTGAAAGAAATCATCAAATGGATAGCAGTGGACGGACTGCTCCATTTCTTGGCACGCTATGCCATCATGCTCACTTGTGAGCCAGTAGTAGGTATATGGTGGGCGAAGGCTATCACTGCGACCTTTGCGATAGGCAAGGAAGTCTATGATGCTCTTCGAGGAACTAACAACGCCAAGCAGATGGTGCACGACTTCATCTGTGATGGTGCTGGTATCTTAATGGCAGATGTTGCCATCTTCGGATGGTGGCTGTGCGGAATGTAGGAGGGATGCGGAATGTGGAATCTACATCTTAACCTTACACAAGACATCGGCCATGGAGTGACAATCATCTTCATGTGCTGCATCCTCATCATCGCAGCCTGCCTCATCGATCTATGGACTGGCATAGACGCTGCAAAGAAAAACAAGGAGCGCATTCGCAGCAAGGCTCTGAGAAGAACGGTGGTGAAGGTCATTGACTATCTTAGGGTAGTTGTGTTCGGTGTGCTTGTGGATGTGCTTGGACTGGCTTTCCCTTGGTATTCTATTCCATACTTTGCAATAATCTGTGCATTGGGAATTCTCGTCATCGAAGGCAAGAGTGTATTGGAGAACTTGCAGAAGAAGAGGTCGTCTGCCGCACAGGTGGTTGATATTATTCAGGCAATTGTAGAGGCAACGGACAATGATACTGCGGAGAAGATAATCAAGGCAATCAAGGACGATGGCAAATTAAGAAAAAACGCAAAGAATGGCTAAAGCAATATTTGAAACGAGGGATAAGCAACTTATCCCTCTTGATGATATCCAGCATATCAACGGAAGGTATAACGAGGCGATGAAGGATGCATACCAGACATTGACCATCCTGTATAAGGACGGTATGAAGGTTACCATTCCTGCCTCCGAGTATGAATGGCTAAAGGCAGCATGGGAGGAAAGGAGGAATAGAAGATGAAATATCCTATAATACTGATTGATAACGGGCATGGAAAGGAGACGGCAGGAAAGCGGTCTCCAGATGGAAAGTTGAGAGAATATAGGTGGACACGCAACGCTGCAAGAGAGATAGTCGAGCAGTTGAGGGAGAAAGGGATTGATGCATTCCTTCTTACTCCAGAGGAGGAAGACATCACTCTTCAGAAGAGAGTGAGCAGAGTAGAGGCGTACTGCCGTCAGTATGGAAAACAGAATATCATCATGATTTCGGTGCATTGCAATGCCTTTGGCGATGGTGTGCATTGGACATCTCCAAAAGGTTGGAGTGCCTATACGACTAAAGGAGTTACACGCTCGGACGATATTGCAAAGGTTTTATACAAGCACGCAGACCTATGCTTCCCTGACCGAAAGATAAGGAGATTTAATGGCCACGACAATCCAGACTATGAGGAGCAGTTCTATATATTGAGAAAGACAAGCTGTCCTGCCGTGCTGACTGAAAACTTCTTTATGACGAATGAGGATGATTATAGATACCTGTTGTCAGAAGAGGGAATGAGTGCAGTGGTCAAGTGTCACGTGGACGCATTGCTGGATTATATAGACAACCTATAGTATATGTTCTGTAGTACAGTTGTAGTACATGAAAGATTATTGGAAACATATTATCTCTTTTGTGGTAGGGGCACTGATGGCTGCATTAGTGTTCCTGCTCATCAATGCCAGCAACAAGAAGATTGACCAGAACGGAGTGCTCGTCAAGACCGAGACCATCACCAAGGTGGACACAATCGTAGTGACTAAGGAAAAGATCGTGACCGAGGTCGTGAGCAAGGACGGCCCTACGGAGTATATATATGTGGAGGTGCCAGTAAGGGACACCATCTACAAGGAGATTCCGTTGAAGAAAGAGCATTACCATTCAGTTGCTGATGATGTGGAAATCTGGCATAGTGGTGTGGCTTCAAGTATTGACAAGGTGGTGAACTACCGAGAGACCAAGATTGTCAACAATGTCTATAGAAAGGACAAGAAGAACACTGTCAGTCTTGGATTGGACCTGGACTACCATAAAGCCTTCAGAATGCCTTTGCAGTTATCGTATGAGTACGACATAGCCTCGTGGCTCTCGATGGGCGCATACGCAGAATACGAGCCGTTGCAGAGGACTTTCGGTGGTGGCATGAAGATGAAGGCTAAGATTGAATGGTAAAGATTTTTTCGTATCTTTGTAGAGCAAATTTGGACAGCATAGGTTGGACTAAACCCATGCGCATCATCACTCAACCAGATGATAATTTTTGATTGGAGAGTTTTACTTGGCGGTGACTCTCCAATTTTTATTTCAAGCAATAACTTTTAGCCGGAATGATGTGTCTCGGCTTTTCTTTTGTTATGCCGTATACTATATGATATAGTATATGAACAAGGCAGAGTATTTCGGTAAGGTCATCAAGGTTGTGACTGAACTGATGGAGGTGTCCGAGGATTCAATCCTCGGAAAGTCGAGAGAGCAGGAAGTGGTAGATGCGAGGTGGATGGTCATCTGTCTCATGCGAGAGAAAGGATATCCGACAAGGCAGATTTCTGATTTGGTGCATCACCCTGAGAGGACAGTCAACCATGCTATCTGCAACATGGATGACAGGATCAAATACTCATATAACGGCATCGGCAATATCTTGGCAATAGCGAGGCAACAACTCAAGGATTAAGCAATAAGTATATGTGACTTTTGTGGCGTAGTGGCAATGGTGCTGCTACGCTAAACTTTTTTATTATGTCACACATGGTAAAGTCAACAGACGGATATGACGTTAAAGTTCCGTCAAAGGGCGCAGTGGACTATGCGGTGGTCGGAGGTTCTCTCGGAATCGCTTCGTTCCTCGGTCTGAATGCAGGCAACATCCTCGGAGGTGGCTGCGGAAATGGTGGCGGTCTCTTTGGAGGCTGGGGACGCAACAACGGATGCAGTCCATGCGACCAAGCTGTAACTCGCTACGAAATGGCGATGCAGCATGAGCTTGCAGCCAAGGATTCCAAGATTGCTCTTCTTGAGTCTAACATCTTCACTGACCAGAAGATTACCGAGACTTACAAGGAGCTTCGTGGAATGATTTCCAATCTTCAGGAGGTGGCTGCACAGCAGGCTATCACCAACACTGCTGTCAATGCAGCTATGCAGGCTATGGACTACAAGTTCACTCAGCAGGTTGCTCTTGAGGCAGAGCGCAGACAGTGTGCGGACTGCAAGATTGTTAACTACGTTAACTCAACCTTTGCACCCAGACTCATCACTGACTATACTGCCGGAACAACCTCAGCAGCTGCTCAGGTCTACAATCCTCTCGCCTGTGGTCAGTGCTGCGGAGGAGGAAACACCTTTGCAGGTCCAGCCGTTTAAGCGGAAGAGGCGTAAGTCTAACTCTGGGGAGGAGTAATCCTCCCCTTTAAAAAGAAATCATCATGACCAATATAGACAAAGTAAGCCTTGCAGTAAGTGAGTGGGCATTCAATGTAGCCAAGGCATTCCTGCCTCAGTTCAAGATTCCAGTAGGAGGCAAGTTAGGCGGTTTCATGCAGATTCTCGGACAGGATCCTGCTACATACAGTATATGGAATGAACTGGGGTTCCTTGCGGAGCCATTGATTCAGACTGCGGTCACACCTGCGGTCAACAAGATGTTGAGCAGTATTCCAGACGAACAGGTTCCTGATATAGCTATGAAGTTTGTGGACTCGTTCATCAAGCAGGCTGAGGAGAAAGGTGGAGTGAATCTCTTCGGGCTTGAGTTAGGTAAAGGCTCATTCGAAAGACTGAAGGAGATATTGGAAAGTAAATTCAACGGATATGAAGGAGTTAATTGAGAAGTATGACGAGCTGTACGATGAGATGGCCTCGTCCAAGAATCCTGCACGAATGATGGCATTCGGAGATGCGGAGAAGTGGATGTTCCATGCCATAGCAGAGAAGCATCCAGAACTAGCGGAAAAGTGGCTCACTAAGCTGGAGGCAGGAAAGTGGCACAACTACCTGTCCAAGACAGAAGCTGAAGAGATTGCTAGCAAGTTGGTCAACCAAGACGGAAGCAGAGGCGCACACTGGGACTACGAGACCTTCAAGGGTGCGGTTGAGTCTCTGGGAGCGAAGATGTACGAAGAGCCTTACTATAACTGTTGGGCATTGTGGCTTGAGGCTAATACGGAATATTCCGACCATTACAAGAGCGCATCTGAATTCGTTCCAAAAGACATGATGCCAAAGTATTTCTATAATATGGCGGTAGAAAAGCTGAAGGACATAGATAGGCCTAAATACATTAGGTGGTATTTTAACTTGTAGGCATTAGAATACCTATGGTTGAGATACAAAGAAACCCTGCCACGATTCACATCGGAGCAGGGTCTTGTCATTAATCCTCCTTTTCTTTAAGTGTGTTAAACAATCTTTCCGCCATTTCCGTCCCTTCTCTCACCGGGTCTGCCGTATGCCCTATGAGTCTTGTCGCAAACACAAGTGCTGAAAGTCGAATGAAATCAATGTCTGTCATAAGTAGTGTATAAGTTGCCTTACCAAAGGCATATAGTGTGCCAAAGTGGGATGTGCTATTGCTTGGATATTGCCTTAGTCAAAAAGGCTTCCCTGATTATTGATAGCATCTATCCTTTCATCTATCTCCTGGACTGTCTTGCCGTACTTGAATCCATAGGAGCAGAGATTAGGAGTTTTGCCTAATTCCAACAATTCTGCCCAAAGAGCAGGATGAGCCAACTTGAACTTGGCAAAATCCTTTATGCGGACATTAGGACAGAACCAACAGCCATTACGATTCCTCCCCCCATAAATTGGCGAGAGAAGCCCATATTCAAGACATTTCGCCTTCGCCATATCTTCGGTATACCCATACTTTGCTAGCAGGGAAATCTGACTTGTCTTGCCTTCTTGTTTCAGTCTCGCAAGTCTCTTTGGCTCATCAATCGCAATGCCGACATACTGCACTATATCGCAGTCAAACTGCTTATAGTATTGATGTATCGTATTCCTTTTGCACTCACGATTAATCACGCACATCCCACCAAGCGGGAAGCCGCAAATCTTGCCTTTATGCCGCCCCCCCCCGATGGCAGAGCGAAAAAAAATGGATGTAGTCCTTCTTAGATTTAACTACATCCACCTTCACTCCCATCTGCTCCAGTTTGGGGATTGCGGTGTTATACACCCACTCGATATGCTCGGGTATCTCACCGCTTATTCCTCTCTCGTGGTCGAACATAACCTCTACGAAGACCACACGGTCCAGAGGCTCGTTGTTTTCGAGGGCGAGAAGAATTTGGCAAATAGAGTCCTTTCCAAAGGAGCAGGATGCAATGTACATTTGGGGTTTAATCTCTGTCATATCGATATCTTATATAGCCGTTAATCATCCGCTCCGACACTGTATATGTCAATCCTATCTTTTGAAGGCATTTCTCAAACAAAGTTTTCTGCATTACATCGCCTTCGTAGATATCTTTAAAGGGAGAATCATAATAGCATATATCGGAAAGAATCTGCTCTATCAACCGCTTCTCGTTGATTTTGGCTTCCTTTTTTATGTTTCTGTTTTTCTTCCAATCAAGAAATGCCAATCTAATCCTATACTTTAGTTTCATAGATTCTTCCTCCTTGCATACTCCGACATCAGGATAGAGTCTACCTTGTTGTCGTCAATGTTCTTACATCTCTCATTCTTCCTCAGATCAAGGTGAGGGAAGATGCGCTTGCATGCGTTGATGGATGTGTTCTTGGTGTCAACTGACTTCTTTCCATCGCCACTCTTGTACTCCTTGTCGGCATTTGACCACATCTCCTTCTGCCATTCCTTTGGTGGAATGAGATGATATGGAATGCGATGTGCAGCCAACATGCCTACCAGGTAACCCTTGCAGAAACCAAAATTGAAAGTAGATTTGGCTGAAGAGTTAAAGAGTGCGTGTACATCTTCTATTACACATACCACTTCCTCTTCCTTGCGTATTTCAGCCATTATCTCCGACAACTGATAATAGTCATTATCCGCTATGGAATAGTGGCTGAAATGTCCGTCTTTCTGTGTCGTGATAAATCCCTTACCACCGACATCAATTCCCATGTATAACTTACTCATTGCCTAATCCTACTAAAATCAATTCATCAGCAAAAGGAAGGTTTGCGATCCACTCGCAGAAGGTGCGCCACATCGGGAGCCTGTGGTTTCTGCGCTGAACATAGATTCTGCGGAGACACTGATATGAGAACATGTCCATTGTCTTCTGCATGTGTCCCATAGGAATCTCATCCTTCGCCTTCTCCAGGTCTTCCCCACCGAGTCCCCTGCACTCTATATGCATGGTCGACTCACTGCTCAGTCTCTCTCTGCCTATCCTGTAGGTCTCCAGTTCCCGGTAGAACCATATCGGAGCCTCTATCTCTGCGTAAACCACAATGCCTCGAATCACTTTCGCGTGCTCGTCTCCTCTCTTGATGAGGGTCTGCATCAGTTTCAGGTCTTTTCCGTCAAACTCTACTTTGGATGCATGTTCAATACTGAATCCAAACACCCCTTCCTCATCAACAATCTGCATTGCGTGTGTCTCACTTCTACACTCCTTTCCAAAAGGCAATCTCAATGCCTCTACTGCCGAAGCGAATCCGGCTATCTCTCTTGTCTTGATTGTTATCTTTGCCATATTTACTTAGACTCTTTAAATATAACATTACCTTCAACTATCCCATATACAGAATCTTCTTTGAGAATTTTTGTTTTAGGGACATAGTCGTGCTCCATTGGTTCGATAAAGTACCACAACTCATCCTCTTTCCATGTAGCATTTGTCACCTTGTACCCTTTCTCTACTTCTATGGTCATCTCTCCACCATAGTGCTTCGTCAAAACCTGATCACACCCAACCAGTGCGATGAGAGAAAAAATCAATATTGCAATCTTTTTCATATTACTTTACTCCTGTACTTCCAAAACCACCTTTCCTTTCCGTTTCACTCAGTTCCTGAGCCTCCACCAATTCAATCTCGGGAACATCTACTATCCTCATCTGCGAAATGCGAGAACCCTTCTTTAGAATCCATTTGTCGTATCCTTTCCTTGTAATGTGGAGCGGCTCTCTTACCTGTAAGATAGTTCCTACATTCTTGCGATAGTTAGAGTCAATCAGACCTATCTTTACATCGGCATCTATTGGGCGATCTTCTGGTCCCAAGTCAAGCTCAAATTGTGTCTCCGACACCTCTATTCCCCTTAGAGAGCATCCGCTCCTTGGCTGTATGATTGCAGCCTTCCCTTTGGGAAGTTCAATGGCAAACTTCATATCTATCACCTGCCTTCCGTAATGCAGTTCTACATCTTCGGGGACAAAGAGGTCAAAAGCCGCATCCCCTTCATGTTGCTTCTGCGGCATCATGCCGCCATTAAGTTTAATCTTTACTGGTATCATAAATCAAATTTTAGTTCTTCTTTTGAGATTACATAAAATAGGTTCTGCAACTGATGGAGATACTTGATTCCGTGACAGGTGCAGCGGCTGTCGCAGTATCTATCCTTGTAGGCATCGATTGCCAGGAATTCAGCCTTGACATTGATTGCAATCTTCCTGTCCTGCTGTCGCTTGTTCCATATCCCATGGCCATTATGGGTAAAACCCAACTTAGCCAACAGATCCTCGGTCAAAGGAATTCCCTGAAGTTCTTCTGGAGTGCTTTCAAACAAATCCCCGTCATTACCCTCAAAATCAAGGTAAACATAGTCATCTCCGATTGTTCGAACGAACATCGGTAACTGGGTGCATTCTCCGTCACACACCCAGTTACCAATACATAAGTCGTGTATATTTATCATTATTCAACTCCTTTAAATTCAAATCTCTTGAAATCATCAAATCCAAGCGCATACGGAGTGCTGTTGATAAGGTTGTCAAGAGTATTCATGACCAGATCATAATTCCTCTTGTTACCAAGGCATCCCTTGACGAACTTGCCCAACACATTGCAGAATGTCATTCCGTTATTAAGGTTGGCATCCGATTTCTTCTCGTCAAACTTGCCGTCACTCTTGAATAGTTTATTCATATGGCTCTCGATATAGATGCGATACTGCTGATCTATCTTGTCCAATCCTTTCTGCATCTCTTTCTGCATCTCTTCGGTAATCTTGTTTATCCTCTTGAGTGCGTCTCCAATCTGCTCAGTCATGTCCAGGTCCTTTCTGAAGTCCGACTTTCTGTCGGGGTTGAGTTTCCTGGCATCCTTGAGTCTCTTTTCGAGGTCAACGGCGAAGCAGGATGCCGCACAGGATGTAGCAAGAAGGAGGCAGAGCATTGCTTCGATTTTGTCAAGGTCGTCAGACTGTGCCTGCAGTTCTTTCTTGACCTTGGCGAGCAAGAGTTCTTCTGCGGTGACGAAGTGTCTTCCCTCGCATCCTCTGACATGTGGCACAAATGTTCTCTTGAGGACATCGCATTGTCCGTTGGCGACATGATAGTTCTCGCAGTTTCCGCACACCATCAGGTGTGGGGCGCACTTTGATATTGATCTAATCTCTTTGAGCAACTGCTCATCACTTGGTATTCTGCTTTCTCGCATAGTTCTTTACTCCTTTTCCTTGGTTACATAATAGGTTATGATTAAGGGTCTTTAACTGCTCATTCTCGGCTTTTGCAGCAAGGTACTTCCCCATATAATACTTACAGTTGGCAATGGCTGTTTCCCGGCATTTCTCAGCGTGAATGTATGCCTTATATGTGTATTCATTCTGCAACTCATCAATGCCCTCATTCAGCACCTCAATTATCTTCTCCTGTCTCTTGATTATTCTCTCGGCCATCCATAGGAAAAGGATGGACCCTATCTCCCAAATAAGAGCGGGCCAATTACCGCTCATAACAAAAAGCACTGCGTTAAGGACATATAATGCCGTCAGCAGTGCCATTACCCATTTTTTAATTTTCATCTCTTACATAGATTAAAGATTTCTCCTTTCTAAAAACAAGGAGGCACAGACGGAATGCCTGTGCCCCTATCTCCGTAAAAAAATTACGGCTCCTTGGTTGAGTGAGGTTATACTCATACCACCTCACTTGATATCTCTTTTTCATTTGACTCTTGTTATTGTTCTGTATCCTTTTCGATATTTGGTTCGGAACTTGTAGAGCACACCGAAGTCTTCGGCCAGCACGCAAGCGGCGGAAGCAAGGCTTCTCCACCGATATGGTCCGTCATAGACAATGGTCTGCCCTACCTCCATGGTTGAGAGGAAGTGCTTTGCTCCTTCGATGCGCTTGTTTCTCATATCTTCATCTTCTTTAAGTATTCGTCAACCTCTCTTTCCAAGTCAAGCATTCGGATTTGACACATATCCATCTGGTCAATATCCTCTGAGCTGATTGCGTTCTGGAAGGCCTCCTGCGCCTCTCTCATCTTGCGGACAAGTTCCTTGAACTCCTCAAACTCTCTCAGTTCTGCGTGAACTGCGTTGTGTATCTGCTTTTCTTCGTATGTCATATTTTGTCTTATTAAAAATCTCCCTAACAGTTGTCTGCGGTTCATTTTCCGTGTTGTGTATTGCTTCTCAGCGCAGGGTTACTGGTTTGGAGATTGGTACTGTTAACCCTTTTTCCCATTACTTCTCCTTCAAAATTTTAACAGAAGCCTTTATGCCTTCAATCAACGCTTCTTCATAAGAATTATATTCCTCATTATAGTCAACTACATAGTCTTCAGTATAAACTTGATAATAATAAGGAGAGCCTACCATGCCTTTAGAAAGAACAACAACTTCAATCTCCTTTGCTTCCCTCAGCCACTTCTGAGCTTCCCACATTGTAGGAGCATCAATATAATTGCTAGTCATAACATCTTTCGGAAAAGAATTATGAGAGCGAAAGCAATCTGTTACATAACCACCTCTAAATGGATTTGACACCCATATCAAGTCTTTATGGTGAGGCATATAATAAGCAGAAGTTGGCACTTTATACCCCAACTCTTTCAAAGCGACACAAGTCTCATAGTCGCAGTAGTCTTTGTTTTCTAACATATTACAATTCTTTTATGAAAGGTATCACATTCAATATTCTCTATCGGATAATCGCCAACTTCACTACCCCAATGGTCATAGTCTCGAACTAAAATCTCCGCATCCATCGGCATATCCTTGATAGCCTCAAGCAAGTCTTTCTTTGTCATATTATAAACCCATTACTTACACACCAATCATAGAGTCCTTGCAGTGCTTCATTAGGAGTTTTACCTATATACACAGCGTTGTTATAAGGCGGCTTCTCATCGTCAGGATTGAGACATACGAAGTCACCTTCTGGACCATAAGAAGCAACCCAATGTTTCCCATCGTTCACGAGATAAAGCCAGCCTACATCTGCACCTCTTTTGTTGTCAGATAGATAAAATCCATTGACTTTATTCCTTCCTATATGTGAAGGAAGTGCTTGTAAAAGTTCATCTGTTGTCATATTACAAAAGTTCTTTACATTGCTCAATTAACTCCTTAAAATTCTCCTTGAAAGCATCTCGCATTTCTGCGGTTGGGAAAGCAAGAATTACATTACCTTGAATGTCATCAGCATAATCATTTTTAATAGTACCAACTGTTCTATTGTAATAGATATAATAAATAGGAGTACCTATAGATAATTCCCAAGGTTTCCCCAATCCCATTTCATCTCCGTAGAGCTTCCAATAGGCATCACGACAGATGAGGATTTTACTTAGCGATTCGAGTTTTTTTGCAATATCTTCTATCCGTTTTGGAAGGCTGCTTATTACACCTGAATATACATCGTAACTATTCCAACTAAGACCTAAGTAATGATTTAATCCAAGTACCTTACAACACTCCTCATAAGTTTTCGGATATTCTTTTTCCTTCTTCTCTAAGACAATCTTCGTTGCGTTGATTACATTGCCGTTTTCGTCTTTAATGTATCTTGTTTTATATGCCATACCTATCTTATTTTATAAACAACGAGATGTGTTATTACACCAAAGAATCCACTGATTATCTGCTGCCCATATCAAGTAGCTATTAACTCTACCGACATCACCCAGTGACGATTTCTCGTCAGAAGGTCAGTTCCTTCCCAGAGCGATTCACTCCTTAGATAATGGCTACCTCCAAGCCCATATTTCTCGTTGTTAGTTAGCTTTATAAACAACCGTTGAATCTATTGCCACACTATCCCTATAAGTTATCTCCAAGGTGGTCTTGCCTCGGTAGACATCAAGGGCGGTGGGAGTATTAATTTGTTCTTTTTCAATAACGAATGCAATATTAAGTCCAAACACCATTGCTGCTACTAAAACGACAATGCCGCCCCAAAATTTTTTTTCTGTTAACTTAATACAACCGAATCCTAAAGCTGGCAAACTTAAAAGTGCTAATAGTACACGTATCCAAATCATTATTTTTCCTCCTTTTCAGTTTTCTTGTTGAACCAAAAGAGGTCGCATCCGCCATTCCTCTTATACTGCTTTGTCTGACATCTATCACGATAACCACATGCTTCACAAGGTTTCATTTCCTTTCCTCCTTTTCCATATAAAAACCACATCTCCATTTCAACCAACCAAGCTTGAGCATAAGACATTGCCTATCGCAGTAATATGCCACAAGTGGTAATAGGTAGATGAAGTCTTCTTTATCTTTCCAAAAAGTCCACATTACTTAGATTCCTTTAGTTTCTCCACGAGGGCGTGGGCGAATGCAATTGCCTCTTCGCTCGGAGTGAAGTGCAAGCCGCACCTCGGACACTCCTGCAAGCCTGTTGAGTATAGTTCAACTTCTTCTTCACAATATGGACACATGTCACAGATAACTAACTCCTGATCACTCGTCTTCATATTTGTATCCCTTTACATTATGTCCCCAATCGTACTCCGAGTTGTCAAGGTCGGGAACATCATCCCTTGGCTTCTCCTCCTCAAAGTCTGCCTCATCAATCCAATGCGAGATGGCATCCTGCATACCCATCACCCACAGGCAGACTATCAGGACAACTGAATAGATCAAAACTATTATCATAGCGCAGACAATTTCTCTTTCATATGCTCAAATGCCTTCTGCATTCCGTCAATGAAGGCTATCTTAACCACCTTCTGATACATCGGAATATACTCCGAAGCATACTCCTCTGCAATCTTCTTAATCTCTTGCTCTGTCATAATCAAATCCTTCAATATTCAACTTGGTTCCTCTTGCAGCAAAATACTCTATGAGCTGCTTCTTTTCCTCATCAGACATATCCTTGATCTTCTTGCCGTTGTACGTTGAGTCCAGGGCAAAGTTCATGTATGCTATTCTTACCATAAGAAATAAATTAGCCTCCCCGGAGGGAGGCGGTTAAACATCGTGAATAGTTTAATGACTTACTCAGGTCTAATCAAAAGGGAGGTCATCTGTTGGTTCAGGAGCCGCTGGCATCTGAGTAGCCTGCTGATACAAAGGCACTCTCTGCTGAGTAGGCTCTGCCGGGCTTGATGATGACTGATTGTCCTGCTTTACCCCACAGAGTTCAATCTTGTCTGCAACAATATCGGTAACATACTTCTTGTTCCCGGCATTGTCAGTGTACTCTCGATAGGAGATATGCCCAACGACCATTACCTGGCTTCCCTTGCGGATGTACTTTTCTGCTGTCTCTGCAAGATTTCTCCATGCCACAATGTTGTGCCAAGCCGTATCGTCTACCTCTCGGCCTTCCTTTGTCTGATACTTTCCTCCTGTGCAAAGTGAGAACTGCGCCACCTTGCTGTTGTTTTGTCCGACCATGCGGACCTTAGGGTCTTTACCGACCCTTCCCATCAAATAGGTTGTATTTACGCTCATATCTAAAATAATGTTAGTGTTTCTACTTCTTCATTTGTGAATAGGTTTCGGAAGATGCCTTCCATACAGGCTACTACGATACTATTCCCGGCCATACGATAAAGTTGACTATCCGAGATGCCTGCCGAAAGCATCACATCTATCTTCGGCTCATCAACATCCATAAGTCTGAGGCATTCTCTTGGTGTGAGCTTGCGAAGCCTTATCCAAGCCAGTCTGCCGTCTTCCGTAATAACGAACTGCCATCCCTTTCCGTTGGGTCTATGTGCCAAGGATTTCTTTGATGGCTTAGTGGAACGAAAACCAAGTCCTTTGGTTGTCTTCCTTGCTTTCTTTTGTAACTCTTCTATTGACATATCTACTATCAGATTATCTTTTTCTACTACTGTTGTTATTGCTCCCATTATGCCGTTGGTGCCAGGGACTAACTTACGCGAGGAGAACTTTGCCCCTTTATCACCATAGAGATGCCGTCTGCGTTTCTCCTCTTCAGTCCTGACCCTCTTGGCATGCTGAGGGATATATTTCCAGCACGAGGTTGTCCTTCTGGACTGAGGTGATAGTGTTTGATACCCCCCCCCGTATTAGGCTCAAGCCTTTGTTTGTATCTCCCATTGGATCTTCCTCTTTCTGATGGGTTATCGGGGTTTCTGCCCCTCATCGCCACTATAGTTCAATTATTTTCATTCCGTGCCTCGGTGCAGGGTTCCCAAAATTCGTAGTTATCGTGCCGATGATCCTTCCCCCCTAAGTCGTAAATCTTAGAGTTGTAATCATCATAAACAACTATTTTCTTCTCTGCATTCATACACATAAATCGTTTCTGCTCCCGCACAGGTTATTGTAGGGCTTACATGCCCCCCCATTGAACTCGTCCTCTGCGAGTCTTGCTATCAGGGTAGGCAAAGTCAAAAGCACCATTGGGTTCTACCTCAATGTAACCCTTGCTAGTCGCCTGGGGTATCTTTAATTTCAATGACATAATGCATGCATCTAAAGTTTATCCCGGTAAGTATTGTTCCCGAGACTCCTCGGCTGAATGTCTGATTGTAGCAGTCGAGGAAATCTGCATCCTGTAATTCCCCCCCCTAGTCAGGAGAAGTTTCTCCAGTCTCTTGTTGCTCATCTTCTATTTCTATTAAAAAGCAGTTGTTCTGCCAGGAGGAGCAGGAGATCGTCGGGCACACATCGGTGTTGAGTACCCCCCCTCATTCACTCCTCTCGGATACTGATACATCTTGTATCTCATACTCTACTTCCATTATTGAATAATAAAAGCCTGTTGTTATCGCAGGTGCCACCCCCCCACAAAGTAGATTCTATCTTGGAGTGAGGGTTGCTTGCCATTGACCTTACTATTGAGGCAAATCGTCTCTTTCATAAATTACCTCAGTTATTATAGGTTCTCTCTGCCCCCCACAAGTTGTAATCGTAGGGGAAAGCCCTTCCTTATCCCACACATTCCCGGCAAAGCCTGTTCCTCGGTTTTCCCCGTAGATATTACCTATTCTTATCGGATGTATCTCTATGTTCATAAACTATTTCTAATACTCCCATCTCTTTATGTCCTCCTTTTGGAGAAATTATATTCATTGCCCTATGATGTCCAGTTGTTAGAGTAGATGCAACATCCTCGCTTCCATTGAGCAGGTATCGAATCCCCCCCCCTAAATGGAATTGGAGGACTGAGTTTGTCCGTTATCTTCATAAATTACTTCAAGTATTGTTAGTTGATCATCACACTTACAACATCTACTAATCCCCCCCCATAGTGCCGTGAAAGAATCTCTCGGATGCAGTCCGGTAGAAACTCTCATACGGCTCGATTATCTGACCTTTGTAAATCATCTTCATATACTATCTCCATTATCTTAAAAGGATGCCTTGTATAGGTTGCAGGAATACTCATGCAAGCTCCTCGGCAATCCACAACAAAGTCTTGTTCTCTAGGCTGTAAGCACCCCCCCCCATTCACTTTTGGAGAGGTGGTAAACTATTAGACTCATAAACAATTTCCAATATCTTTGTTAGAGTGTTATTCCCCCCCCCACTGAGGTGAGGCAGGGAGCAACACCATCGGGATGAATCACCACCCTGGCTGAATTAAACCAGTTCTCGTTGGGCATCATCCCTGCTACTATGATTTCGTTCATAAACAATCTCCAGGACTCCAGTGGCAGCATACTTCCCCCCCCTACCTGGGGCTTGAAGTTTCTGCTTCCCATCTTGAAGTAATTAGACTTGATGCAGACAGCGCAACCATCGGAGTCGGTGTTAGTAGGTATCCTATTTCTCATGTTCCACTATCGTATTATCCGTAGCATTAAGGGAGGCTCTCGCCCTCAGACAACTCGCAACTGCTCCATTCTCTAATGGTATTGTCCGTAGGGCATATTGCTCCGCTTGACCTGATGCAGTTAGCAATAGATTCCCCCCCCCTACATTCTCTGATGTAGTTGTCGGTTGCACCACACTTAAATTGTCTTGCTGATAAGCAATTAGCAATTTGCCCCCCCCGGTCTATCTACATCCTTTGGCTTTCACAGGAAGCCTGTGCCTTTCGCCTCGTGGTTCTCATTGTGTTTTAGGAATCCCTCGATAGCAGTATCCGAAAGCACATACTTGTCATCAACCTCAGGCTCCAGGACATCCTTCAATCTCTTCTCCAAAGGAATCGGATTGGGAAAATGAAAAGGCTTGTCCTCGTCAAGAATGCTCACTAGAAAGATGCGCTCTCGGTTCTGAGGAACTCCGCACTCGGTAGCATTGATCACCTTGCCATGATTATCGTAACCCATCTCTGCCAACCATTGCTCCCACTTCTGATAGAATGGTAAGAATTTCTGCGACACCAAAGCCTTTACATTCTCCATAAGAAGATACTTTGGTCTCTTGGCCTCTATAGCCTTGCAGCATTCCCAAAGAAGAGACGATCTCGTTCCCGAGCCTTCTTCAAGCCCTTTCTGCTGCCCTGCATTGCTGATGTCAGTACAAGGGAAGGAGTAAGTGAATAAGTCAAAATCTGGTTGCCCCCCCCAATCAATTTTAGAGATATCCCCGGCATTTCTATCCGCCCATTGTGGATAGAGAGCGTTGTGTGCCTGGATGGCATACTTGTCAATCTCTGACCATCCGACAAGCTCATAAGGGATACCTAACCTGTCAAGAGCCATGCACTGGCTGTCATATCCGCTGAAGCTCGTGAAGACTCTCAGCGGGTTTTCCTTTGTGTATTTGAATTCCATTTTATCTCCTCCACTTCATATTATATCGCCAATAACGCTAGTCTGTAACTCATGACCTTCTTGCCGTCTTTGGTGTAATACCACTCCTTGATGATAGGATAGCCCTTTCTGATGAGTTCGCCGATTCTAGTTGCCAACTTCATTGTCCTTGCGACATTCCAACCATCTATTGGAGTCATGGTGTGGCCTTTCTTGAGATGCTCAAGAATCGCTCTCTGCTGGGATAAAATATCTGTCATAATAATGTGTTCTTAATCGTAATATCTTTCACGAACCTTCTTTATTACCGAGCCGCCATAGGCATCCTTGGTAATATCCAGGAAAAAGCGAATGGTGTACTTCTCGCTGAGGCTGATTCCATGGTCTCGGCAGAACTGAGTCCTTCCCATCTCGCATGAACCAGTCAGAGTGTTGTGCCATCTGAAGAGGTCTTCACAAGGATACTCGCCATCAAGATTAGGATGTTCGCTAACAAACATATCTATTCTTTCCTCTTCAGGCATATCCTGCATGTGCTTTGCAAGCGCATCTGCATGAGCTGCGTGCATTGTTTCTCCATGTGCGAAGCAATTGCCGACCTTGACCACATAGCAAGCAGATAGAGTCTTATCCCTGTTAATCATGTAACCACGCGCCACATTGCCCCTTACTGAATCAATGAGAGTAGGTACATCGTCAATGTAATATACCTTCCTGTGGTTGTAGGACTTGAGTTCGCCATCGCCATAGCCAGAGCCATCGCCATAGCCAGAGCCATCGCCATAGCCAGAGCCATAGCCAGAGCCATCGCCATAGCCAGAGCCATCGCCATAGCCATCGCCATAGCCAGAGCCAGAGCCAGAGCCATCGCCATAGCCAGAGCCATCGCCATAGCCAGAGCCAGAGCCAGAGCCATCGCCATAGCCAATACTCAAGAACTTCCTGATCTTATCTTCTAAGCTCTCCATTCCTTTACCGAGTCTAATGATTTAACAGCCTTGTCAGAGCAAGGGATATATTCAATGCAGTCAAGCACCGTCAGTTCTTCAAGTGTAATCGTGAACTTGCTGTCATGTGGTCGAGATGTACCCTCGGCAGCAAGTTGTGGCAGAGCAGCGGCACCATACCAGCACCATATCTGGCGCACGTTCTTCATGGTTACCTCTCTTCCGTTACGGCTTTCAATCTCTCCGTAAAATACGCCCGACCTGTCGCAGCGTACAATGAATTTCTGATTCTTGTTCATAGTTATTTTGTAAATAATGTGTTCTTTTCGCGCCTCTCAGCCTTGGAAAGCATCAGGCGAATGTTTCTTGTTCTATTGGTTACATATGGCTTCACCCTTTTCTTGGTAAAGCCTTGGTCAATCTCCATAAGGAGTTTCTTTAGCCGGGAGACCTCTTTGTCTGAGAGTATCATCGGAATGACGGATTAGTGAACTTGGAAGAATGGAACATCTCCCTGAATCGGTCTCTCACTCTCTCTCCGTACCTCTGCTCAATCTCCTGGGCACCGAGATTACTGGTGACGAAGAGGAAGCACCTTGTCTTGTAAGCCTCTTCAAAGAAGTCGGCCATTACCGAAACCTTGTTTCCGTAGACCATCGTCTCTGCCGCTTCCGTCCCAAGATCATCTATGCAGATTATCTTCTCTTGGTAAGGCAGGTCGTAGATGCTATGGTCACTCAGGTGCCAGGCGACCATCTTGGATGCCGAGGTCCTGAGACTTCTCATGTTCCACTGGTTGCATACCCGGTCAAATGCCAGCAGCATGGTTGACTTTCCGTTTCCGCATGCGCCACCAAGGTAGATACCCCTCTTCTCGCTAGGAGTAGTCAGCCATACAGCAACCTTCTTGATCTGCTCCAGAGTCCTTGTGTCGGCCACGAACTGCCTTCCTTTCTCGGTGACCACTTCCTTGTAAGCTCTCAGCAGGGCCTTGAAGGCCACTACCGATTCGCAATCCCATAGCGGCTTAGAAGTCAAGGGTGATGTCTGCCGGGACATCTGCGCGACCTCTTCTTGAATAATCTGGTCTATTGTTTCCATTGCTTTGCTGTTGTTTTGATTCTTTGTTGATTGCAATCCTCGACCAACTGATGAAATGCCTCTTGAAGTCTGTATAGTCTCTATGAGTCTCGCCATTGTGCTGATACTCTACTATCCATCTTTCAAAGAGTTCCTTGCATGCAGGTATATTCTTATGCAGTATTGCAGCTGTATTTGACCACATGCCGCTGTCACCTTCCTCCATGTATCTCCGAATGAATTCCTCCTCACACGTGTGCGCGGTAGAAGAGTTATATATTTCTTTAACTTCTTTACCTTCTTTAGTTGTGTCGGGTAGGTTGTCGGATAGGTTGTCGGCAGGGTAGTAAGGAAGGTTGTCGGGTAGGTTATCGGGGACATCTTGATAACTCTCATAGTTACAGATAGTTATCAATGTTATATTCTTGTCGGAACTCTTGTCTATCATACCATCGGACTGAAGCAGTCTAAGGAAGCTGATGACACGTTCCTTGCTGACTCCCCATCGCTTGGAAAGGAATGCCAGACTACCGAGAAATTGACCTCTCTTGACCTCGACAATCCTGTTCCCGATGTTCACTCTATTCGCCTCATAAGATGCGAGGAAGAGCATGTCTATCCACCACTTGAACTTGCCTGCATCCTGGAATATCCAGTGATCCGCTATCTCTCTATGTATCTTTATCCATCCGCTCATGTCAAAAGTCAATTAACAGTCTTTCAAACTCATCTCTTGTTACCCGGTCTCCGATGATGGAGAAGATGACATCCTTAACCCTCTCATAAAGCTCAGAAAAGGCCGTATTATCCATTTTCCCAAACGAGATGGACTTCGGTATCTCCACGAACTCCTGAAGCCTCGGATGGAAGATTACATCGCAATGCCCGGCCGATATCTCCAGGTACTTCCTGAAGTTGTCCTTGCTCTTGAAGGTTGCAGTCTCCTGCTCGTTAAGGAACTCCCAAGCGTAAGCGATGAGGGCGAAATACTTTCGGTGGAAATCCACGTTGCGAGCAACCTTGACCTCCACCGAATAAGTCTGTCCGAGCTTGAGTTTCTTCTTCTCCTCGTAGTCATCATCATCCAGAGGGACAAGCCCGCGAGGAGTGTTAGTCACAAGGAACTTCATCGTTTTCTCCTCCGAAAATCTTCTTGTCGGTAATCTTTTCTCGGTTTGCTTCCAACCACTCTATGAATGACTCGCAAATGCCCCTCAGAGCCTTTGAACTCGCCTCGTGGGAGTAAGTGTACGCCTCCTTGTACATCTCACCTGAAATAGGCTCGTTTTTGCGTTCTTTCCACTTTACCACGGTGAACTCAAACTCGGTCACCTCTTCCATCTCTCCGCTCTCTATGAGGCAGTAGGGATACAGATGTCTTTGCCAATACTTGGCATAGTTTCCGAAGGTATAGTTCTTCGTGGTCTTGAGGTCGTTAACCTTGTTGGTATTGATGTAGTCCACATGGCCATAAAGCTCCACATCTCCGTAGATGGTAGGAAGGATAGCCGAGCATGTGTACTGAGGTATGCAGCCTCTGAAGTAACGTGCGACATTCTTGCACAGGAAGGAATCAAAGTAGAAATCCCATCCGTTGAACTTCACATGGATGTTAGGCTTGCATTCATCGTGATGCTCCACATCGCAAGTCTCAGGGTCGTTAGGATTCCCATACACATCCAAGACTCTAAACGAATTGGAAGAGAATATCTCCATATCCTCCCTCTCGCAAGGATGATTCTCTATGACGCAGTCAATAACCTCGTTGAATGCCGTTCCCTTGTCGGCCGCCTCGGATGGACCGTGCGGAACTCGGTTGATGCAGTCAAGCAGTTCCTGCTCCAACTGTGCAGACATCTCATCGGGTGTCAGCACGTACTCGTCATCCTTCTTGTTCCAAAATTCCTCGGCAACCAAGTCGCTGTCGAGGAACTTCTGGAATTTATCCAAGATGCTCGGATAAATCTTGTATTTAGGCGTTGACATAATGCTTGGTGAGCTTGTCAAACTTGAATCCAAGTTCGGAAGCCTTCTTGTTGAGCATCCTTCCTGCAATCAGCTTGCTGTTGTAGATATGCTCGATGTTACCTATTTTGCCAAGGACCTCGTTAAGGGTGTCCGCATCCTTGCACTCTGTGATCATGCCCTCGATGACATCCATCAGTTCCGCGTAGTCGGCGGTTTTCTTCTGCTTGGCCAACTGGAAGGCATTGTACTTGTCGACCACAAGGGAGAAATAGTTGTTGGTTCCGACCGCTTCTCCATTCTCGTCTACCGTTACAGGCAGTGCCTCAATCTCAGGAAGAGAGCAGGTGTTCTTGGCGTAGTAGTTCTCGGTAGGATTGAAAGCGATTGTCCTCTGCTTGCCGATTGCCCTCATATAACCCACAAGGTCAAGTTCCTTGATGAGGTCTGCCGCCGATGATCCTCCGATTTCCGGTCTCTTGACCCACTCGTCACCTCTCTTCTCCTCTTTCTCGTGAGCCACGAAGATGACATTCTTTCCCATCATGGAAAGGCGGTTGATGAAGTCCACGAACATCTGTTTCCTGACTCCGAATCCCTTGATGGAAAGAGAGCCGTCAAACTGCTTCATCTTCGGATTCTTTACCTTGATGTAATCCTCCATGAAGGTAAGCATCTTACCTGCAGTGTCGATGACGATTGTCTGCACCTCGGGCATCTCTCTCTCAATCTCCTCGATGGCTGCATTCGTGTCTTCCCAAGAGGTAGGCTGAAGAGTAGGCACCTGATGTGCTCCGTTGATTCTCTGAACACCTCCGTCATAGTCGAAGAGGACTGGGTTAGGTGCTGAACATGCGATAGTGGTCTTGCCGATACCCGGCTCACCATAGACAAGCACACTGATTGTGCTCTTAGGAGCGATTTCGCTCGGTTTCTTGATAAGTCCCATAATATTATTTGTTTAAAACTAATTCTGCTATGTCGTAAGGGGATGTGATGTTGATCACCAGGATTTCTGCAATCTTCTCTTCTCCCTTAAAGATTGCCATATGATCGGCATAAGGAGTCATCTGTAACTTCAGTTGATGCTCTGCACACATCTCCCAAATGCGAGGGAGTGACGAGTCGAGGTCGTCTAATGAAATGTAAATCAGTTTCATATCTTATAATTGTTGATTGTTACTATGAAAAACCCTCCCTGATTTGACAAGGGAGGGCATCGAGATGAGATGAGGAGTCCCTGCCAGCCGGGCAACAATAGGACTGCTCGAAGAACGCATCCGGCTGTGTCAACCTGATAACATAAAAACCATGAATAGAAAACCGCATCACTGCGCTTAGGCGGGGAGCACCCGAACCCCATTCATAAAAAACCTATTTAGTAAAACTTGTGGGTGCTGTGGCCTCTGAGGGAGGGAGTCGAACCCTCTTGACATTTTCCCGACTTATTCACTATCGGTTCCATGTGGCATTCCCCAATGCTACCCAGAGAGATGGGATGGGGCGGCATCCCAATATTATGGAAACTTCACTCTCATTCTGCGTCCGACCACGCAGTAAGCCGGGGGTGGGCCTGCCCCCTATAATTAACAACATAACACAAAAACATCTGCAAAACGGTTTATATAGTGGCCCATTATCTTACCTTCGCCTTTCTTCGATGTACTGCTCGCAGTAGTCGTCCATTGCATCCTCCCACGATTCGTGCGCTTCCTCCCACTCCTCATAGGTCTCGTACTGATAAGGCATCGGCTCCCTGTCTGATAGTCTCATGATTAATCCTCCTCATCTTGAACCGCACCGAGTGCGAAGATTAGACTTGATGTTATAAGCTGATGGTACGCATGAGCTGCAACACTGTAGATTGCAAGTGCCCCGGCAATCGCCCAAAGCACATTGCGGAAAGTCTTACGAGTCATAACTATGAGATTGAGTTGTAGAACTTAATTATGTCAGTGCCCTGGATCCTCTGCGACTGCTTCAGTTTGTGCAGCCTCACCCTCAGATAACCAAGCTTGATATACTGATATATGGTAGGTCGTGTGACCCCCAGAAGCCTTGCGGTTTCGGATACTCCATAATGCTCGTTAGGCCTGCATCCGTTGTTCAGTGGATTCTCCATGACATTCCCTCCTTGTCTTTGAAACGACAAACTGACTGCCTCTATAACAGCAGTCGTAGATGAAATCCTTGTCTGGACGGTCGTAGTTGGTTCGGGCAATAGTGGTCCTGAGACACTCACTCTGCTTCCTGTCCAGTTTAAGGATATGCTCTCCCTCAGCAAGTGCCGTAAGCAGCATCTTCCATTTGCTTAACTTGATCAAAGTCTGCTGTGATATTCTTCCCATTCCTTTTAAATTTTAAAGGGGCAACCTCTCGGCTGCCCCACGCTAAAACAATCTATACCTTATGATCCCACTCTGCATTTGTGCGGGCTTGTGACCGCCTTCGGCTGCATTAGGATTCCTTAATAAACATGGCGTACCGATGGTTGTCGGCTTTGGGCTTACTACTCGATTCCACTTTGCGAGCTCCTCGAAGTTTCAGACCCTATGTCACTGCTCAATTCTCCACTGCGTGCAGGATTGTATCCCTGCTTTCTACTCTCTCACCTTTGTCGGAGGTCCCGGCACTGGCTAGGTGCTGCGTCCGACTTATCCCATGTTTAGTGATGACCTCTGCCACGGACAAGATATCACATCTTCCCTCTCTCTCCTCACGTCATCTCGTGTCTAGTTTTACCACCGCTCTCTCTCCTTAATCAAAGATTCACATCTTCTTTTCACTCTCCTCGATCACTCTCAAATCTCTCTCTCTGGACTGGTGGACGGATAGGACCGCTAAAGAACTTTAGTTAAATTTGTTTAGTTACCCTAAACTTTTTGTAACATTTGTTGCATAATCAAAATCCTATCCCTATATTTGAAGTCCAAAATCCTGACTTCCACATCGTGACCTGTACCGCAAATACAGGGGTGGGATTGTTTTGTAACTGAATTACGAATGCAAAGTAAGCAAATAGTAAGCAAACCTGCAAATATTTTGCTAACTTTTTGCATAAAAATTTAAGCAAATTATGACACCTTTTGCTAAATTCTTATCAGTCAATGGGTTAAAAAGAAAGGATATTGCGACCTTTTTGGGCGTATCCGGGGCCTTTATTACCCAAATCTCATCTGGCGCAAGAAAACTACCTGATGAAAAGTTAGCAACAATTAAAGCAAACGCTTACGGATGGGACACCTCCATGCTAGAAGACAAAACTCTCTCGGGAATGGATAGAGTAAGAGAGCAAGAACCAGTGTCCCAAGAACAACTACGTTCGACTGTTCTTCAGGTAATGGAGCCAACAGAGAAATTCCATATAGAATACCTTGAAAGAAAGGTAAACGATCAGGAATCTCTGATACGCGAGCTTTATAAGCAGATCGGGATACTTGAAGAGAAACTTGACTCTGCAAGAAAGGGGGAGACTGCAAGTCATGTCGGTACTTCTTCCGTTGTAAAGGCCGTCTAATTCGTGCCTATTTGTAAAATCCGTTTTCATCACAAATATGTTATCTCTTTACAGTTTTTGTGTTACTAAATAGTGTGCCAAACACAAATTCTGTAATAAAAATATTTTAATATGAGAAGACTGATACTATATATAATAGGCGCACTCGCTATTATTGGATGCACGAAAGAGGATGCATTCGACCTGAGCGAACATTGGTGGGGCAACGACACCCTCTGGGGAGCAAAGGAGATTAGCATCCGATTCATTTCCGATACCGAGTTCGAGTTCAGAAGCGAGGACTATCTCGGCGGCAGAGGAAAATACCATAGAGAGGGGAACCACCTTACATTTGACTTCGAAACACACACAATAGGATGGGGACAATCTTACATCAAGTTCATATCTGGGGAATGGAACAGGTATCCAACGCAGATAGAAGACACATGGAATGGAACTGAACTGAAACTGAAATATCAGAGGTGGTTCAACATGTCCTCAGATACCCACACAGATGTAGAAGAAAAAGAGGAGACATTATCAATCACAAGCAGATACGAATAATATGACCGAAGCACAAAGAATAGATTACCTCATCTCAGTCCTGGAGAATGGAGTCGGATCGGAGTTCGCAAAGAGAATAGGAGTCTCTCATGCAGCCGTATCCAAGATGAGAAACGGCATCTTCGGAATATCCAAGAAGATTGATGCCATCATCAAGGCTTATCCGTCAGTCAACCGAGATTGGCTCGAGACCGGGGAAGGATATCCAGGAGACCTCACTATTGACCTTGTGAAGGCCCACTACGAAAGAAAACTCAAGCGAAACGAGCAGGTCATCGACCAACTACTCAAGAAACTGAAAGAATACGAAAGCTTGCAAAATGCTTGCAAAGAAGATTAATACTCCTATAACATATTAACAATCAGCGATTTGCAATAGGTTGCAAATACCTACGGATCAAAAGGTTACAGGTTTGAATCCTGTCGGAGTCACAAAGGTAAAACTTATTGAAAATCAGGCAATTACAAGCGGATTTCAATAAGTTTTATCTGCATTTAGGCCCTAATGACACTGAAATATCATTGTAAAAAAGTGTAAAATTTAGGCATCTTGTGTAAAGAAAATACCTGCAAAACGCTTGCAAATGGCCGAATGTTTGCAAAATGCTTGCAAAATCGCTGGCAAATTCAAAGACTATGGCAACAGTAACATTCTTCCACGACAAGAGGTCGGGATCAGAGACATTCCCTCTCAAACTGCGAATCACGCATCTCAGAAAGGCGGTTCACATCAACCTCGATGTGAAACTCACGCCAGAGCAATGGGATGAAGAGAACGAGAGGATTGTCGGACACAAGAAAGCGGACACACTCAACAACTTCATCATTACAAAGAAGACCATAGCGGAAGCAGCCATCATGAGGTTCGGCCTTGCCAACGACCTCAGCAAGTTCACGGCAAGCCAACTGAAGACGGTCGTGGAGAGTGGCGGAGAGACTTCCGCCAAGGCTGTGGGACATAAGTTCCTTCCATACTTCGAGCAGGTCCGTGACTCTAAAAAGAAAAAGAAGAACACATGGATGAGTTACGAAAGTTCCATCCGAAAGATGAAGGAATACGACCCTCTTCTCGAAACAAGGGTGTTCGAAGACATTGACGAGACATACATAAAGAAGATGAACGAGGCGTGGGAAGCCCAAGGACTCAAGACCAATTCACGTGCAGTATACATGCGAAATATCCGAGCGGTCCTCAACAAGGCGGTTGAAGACAAACTGACCACTACCTATGCGTTTAGGAAGTTCTCTATCGAGAAGGCCCCTACACCTAAAAGAAACCTCTCGCTGGAGGAACTCAGACAGCTGCGCGACTATCCCATCGTCAACGAATTCCAGGAAAAGTATCGAGACATCTTCATGCTCTGCTTCTACATGAGGGGAATCAATATGGTCGACTTGTGTCAACTTACGACAAAAAACATTCGTGCAGGCAGAATAAACTACATCCGCTCCAAGACAGGAAAGTTCTATTCCGTCAAGATAGAGCCGGAGATGAAGGCGATTTTCGACAAGTACAAGGGACAGGACTTCCTTCTCGACATCTGTGACGGAGCAAAGGACGAGGCCGAGATCAAGGTCAAGTATGAAGGCTTCCTGCAGAGGATGGACAGAGGGCTGAAGAAGATAGGTCCCTACACCCGCAAAGGACTCGGCGGCAAAAAGCACATCAAGCCGATTCTTCCAGGGCTGTCCCAATACTGGAGCAGACACACGACTGCGACCTTGATGGCAAACATGGGATATCGAGAAGAGATCATCGTGTGCTCTCTCGGACACGAACACAAGAACAAGACGACCAACATCTACATCGAATACAACGAGGTGGAGGTAGACAAGGCAAACAGGGCTTTAATCGACTTTGTAAACTCAAATGATATGGACATCCAATTGAACGAGAAAGTGGCTGAAAAGGCCAAAGAACTGGCAAAAACAATGGGAATGAGCGAAGACGAACTTGTCAACAAGATCGTGCAGTGGTATTTTGAAGATAACGAGAAAGATGATACCTTTGCAGGCGAAGAACTTTAGAAACGATGAGGGCGGCACTCCGTTAGTGGAATGTCGCCCTTTTCTTTTACCGCATTTACGGCAACGCGGTCGCCAAGTCTGCATCTCCGAGAGTAGAGACTATTCTTTAGGAAAGTTGCAAAAACCTATGCACTGCTGTTTGCCACCTTTCTTGAAGTCTGCAACCACATAATAGGTCTCTTCCCATTCTTCGCCTATTCTGCGAGAGTCGTCACCGCAATACACGGTATTGAGATTGGAGCAGTAATCGCCCCATTCTTCTTTCACCAACCTCTCGATGGCCGCAAAATCGTTCACTTCCACCATTGTGGCAAGGGATTCCTCTAATCCTCCTCTATGCCATCTGAATAACTTTCTCATAATTTTATTTCAATAAGAATAGCATCTTTTGTCTTATAAGCATTTGTCTATGCATCAGAAGACAAATGACCAGCATCGCAGATATGATGCACCTAGAGAGGTACTAAACTGCTGAATGCATACGGTATGCATAGCCATCGAACAAGACAAAGCAAAAAGGAAGTACAGGGAGAAAGAGTATGCAGAAAACGAATTGTGCCATTTCCTTTCAAAATTGCAGTAACCGAGAGGAACCTCATGCCCATCTTTTGTCGTTCCCAATACCATATACACCTTGCCCCAATGAGGGAACTTGACTGGCGACTCATCCATGATATGCTGCGTCCTTAATTTGGTAAACCTGTTCGGGATAACATCGCCAAAATCGTTTATGATCTGCTGTATTTCGCGGAAAGACTCTACCCTTACATCCGCATCCTTTTCTGACTTGACACCGCCAGGACATAAGCAAAAGTAATAGCTCATAATAATATCGTTTTACAGATTACTTTCCAATAACCTTGCCATCCCGTTCGCGCTGCCTTCGTTCGCGCATGATCTTTCCTGTGGCGGTGAACTTCTTCTCGTTCCTGCCGCTTTCCTCGGACTTCATGTACTGGCCCGGCTTGCTGCCTATCTTCTCCTTCAGGAAATAATCAGCCATCTCGTTCAGCACCGCTGTCTGAAGCTCGGCATTGTTGCAGGGTTCAAGAGAAGTGAACATCGTCAGGAAGATTGAGTATCCCTTGACCTTGGCGACAGGATACCTTCCCTGCACCATGTCTTCCATCCTCTCCTGCACTCGTTCGTCATCCCTCCTGTAATCGTGAACCGAACCAATGATATAAGGCCGTTCGAGCGATATGACCTTGACTCCCGGAATCTCGGTGCTGGTCAAAATTGCGTACTTTGGTAATTCTCTCATTTTATCTTCCTCCCATTCTTTTCTTGATAAACTCGGCCGCCTTGCTCAAGGCCCCTGCTATCTCCTTCAGATCATCGGTCTCAAAGACGGCATCCATATGCGGCTCCTTATGCCTGATGATATGCAGCTCGGCATCATCCTCTGAAATCCTCAGTTCGTATACTGGAGTAGGAAAGGCTTCGGAATAATGATGCAGGTACATGTAGTCTCCCAGTTCGGACATTGCCTGAGCAACCGTCTGCGCGTCCTTTCCGTCCAATGCTCCGAAGTCGGTGAACTTCTGAGTCTCGTTGAACCTGTGGGTCTCAAACTCACAGGTAAACATCCACTTGGTGTCTGTCACGACAGAGCATCCCACTCGTTCGGGATGCTCTGAAAATTCGTATCTCAGTTCGGTTATTTAAAATATTTCAATGCTTTTACGTCCAGTTCTACCTGAGTCTTGACCACATATCGTTCGGTCATCTGAGTCGAACTGTGGCCCATGCACTTGCAGATATCAAGGAGCGGCACACCAAGATTAGCAAGGTTGGTCGCAAACGAGATCCTGGCCGAGTGGCTTGAAACATACTCCCACTTCTCCCCTTTCTTATGCTCCCCGGCCTTGAAGACCTTCACTCGTTCGGTTATGCCAGCCCTCTTGCAGAGGTTTCTCAGCACCCTGTTGTAGGTCATAAGATTGACAGAGCACTCGTTCGCCTGAACTCGTTCGATCCGTTCGCCTATCCCGGCCTTCATAGGCACCACGGCATGGATATTTGTTTTTATAGAAGTATAGGATATGTATCCGTCCTGGATATTCTCTTCCGAGATTTCTCTTGCATCCGAGATTCTCATTCCGGTATATGCGCCAATCAAAAACTCGTCCAGGACATACTGCTCCTTCTGGTTCTTCGGTTCGATTCCCTCTAGTCGTTCGAGCTCCCTCATGGTCAGGAAGGTCTTGACAGGCTTCTCGAGCTTTGCCTTGAGGATATTCGCATAGTCCTTGCAGAAGTCCGCTTCATCCTCATATCGCTTCAGAATAGCCTTGAAAACGGCAAAATAAGTCCTTGCAGAGGACTGTGCCACTCGTTCGGTCACATAGTCCCTGAAGTCGTTCAGATTGGTCTTTGTGAGGTCTTTCCACTCGTTCAGTCCGCACTCGTTCAGATACTTCGTGAGTGCCGGGGCCTGCTCCTTTGCGTGAGCCTGTATTGCTTCGTGCAGTGTTCTCATAGTGCAGCCTGTTTAAGTTCCTCGTTCATGCTTGCCGTGAATCTCTTTATATATTCATCATAGGATTTACTCCATTCCTTTTTGCTTTCAAAAACATACAGGCGGATTTTATCCGGCTCGGTCTTATTAGATCGCGCAAACTGCATTATACAGCATGTCAAATCGTTCATGCACGGACGCGAGAAGTACCAAGCATATTTGGTTGAGTCGTTCGGCTGGGTTGTGTCAACAATGACAAAGTAAGTGTGTTTCATACTCGTTCGCCCCTATTGTCCCATTGGGGTTCGGTTTTAAAAGGATGATAATTGGCACCCGATAACTCGGTCAGGAGTAACCGGGCGTATAAGTCGTTCGGCTATTCCACCTCGTTAATATACATATCATACAGGTCGCCATCCTCATCGATAGGCCAAACCTCGTTCGTTGCTGTCGGGTCAGATTCCCTCATAAGGGCGTTATCCTTGTCAGCTTCGTTCTTATCCCAGAATGCTCTGGCATATACGATCTGCTCGTTCTCGTCTGTTGCGAATGCTTTTCTTGCCTGGATTGAAAGATAAAAAGTCTTCATGTTGTTCACCCCTATTATGGCATCGGGGTTCGCTCTATTGGTTAATACTGATTTGATGGTTCAAAGTTACAAAATCGTTCGGTCAATTCCTACTCGTTCGGGGAGTTTTTATAAAAAATCTAGTCGTTCGTCTATAAGGAAGAAAGCAAGCCCGGACGGAGCCGGGCGGGCGAAAGGCTATGAAAGTCGAGGAAGGAAGGACGCGATAAGCTGCCAAGCCTGAAAGAGGGCGCGACCCTCGCAAGCTATTATATCAAGGTCGTTAATTTTTCCGGCTTCGTATTTCTTGAATTCTGAAGCATTAAAAAGGCGTTCTGCGATTGAATACGAATAAATGAGACCGTTCCCGCCTTCGCTGTAGTGCTTCCAATTATTTGCACCATTCAGGGCGGTTTTTTCGTCTAATACCGGCAGCGGCTCGCCGTTGTCCTCGTTGAACGCGGCCCACTCAAAGAAATTATTAATAATGTCATGAGCATACGCACGCACACCACGAGACCACGCACCGCGAGCGGGTGAAGATGTGACCAAAATAGAAAGCTGTTCGAGGTTCTGAAAAGTTGCAACAGGGGCAGAAGTTGGAAAAGTTGTCATAATTTTAAACCCTATTTTTTAGCCTGTCGGGGTTCAGGATAATTTATATTAGAATTGGAACCAGGGCGGGCGATCAAACCCGCCAAGATTAGAAGATTAACGGCGTATAAGCTCGCAAGCATCAATAAAAACGCCCTCAACAGCTTCGAGAAGTTCAGAACCAAGAGCCGCCAGAAAATCAGCATCAAACGCACCACGGACGCGAAGCGCGGAAAGTTCCGAAGATATCGCGGCATTTATAAAATACTTCTGTTGCATAAGGTCGCGAACTGTGCAGCCACTAAATAAAGAAAAACGGATTTTGTCGGTAAGGGAATTTTTTAAATAAGTTCTCATTTTTGTAAACCCTATTTTTGTCGGTTGGGGTTCCGTTCTGATTGGCTTCATTTTCTGTTAACAAAGGTAAGCATTTAATTTGAAACGTGCAAATATATTATAATAAATTTATAGTATAATGTAACATTTTTCATAAGCCTGCAGGAAGCAAATGACAAACCCGATTTTGTAAATTATAAAGCATTTGATTTTATTTGCAACTATTCAATTTTAACAGGCTTTAAAAATGTACAATGATTTAAACGAAAGACAAAAAGCCGCCGTACTTTATCACGTTGTCGGGGGCTGCAATGATTGGGCCGAACTGTTCATAATTGCCGAAGGCGAAACAAGGTATAACAGCTTGACGGACAAAAGCAAACGCCAAACCGTTAGCAACTTTAAGAGGTCCGACAAAATAACCCAAGCCGTGGCGGATCTGAAATATAGGATAGAACGACAGAAAGAACAGGAACGAAAAACAATTATACTTGAGTGGGAAACAGAAAGCCAAAACAAACAAGGCTTAACAGGATTCAACGAAAATATAAATTTTCTCGATCCTGAGCAATTTTTGAAGCATGCAAATGAACAGGCGAACAGAATTAAAGACGATAAAGAAAGGCGTTCATGGCTTGAAATGATTGCGAAACTTATGAACTATAAAGAGCAAAACGACAGCGAAACGACCGAAACAAAGCGGTTTTATATCATGAAAACGTGTGAAAATTGCGAAATATATCAAAAATGCAAGGGCTGTAATTTGTCGAACTGTCCTAAATAGTTACATTATAATAATAATATAACGCGTTTTGCGGGGTCTCGAGGGGTCTCGCGTGGTGCGCTGCAAGCCCCCGAACGGGGGCGGGGGGGGTGCCAGGCCCCCGGCAAAGCCGGGGCTGAGTTCCCACATAATTTTTTTGATTTTTTATTTTTTTCATTCAATTAAGGGGTCTGAGGGCCTCTTTTTTTGTTGCATTTGTAACATTGGCCTTTGTAAGTTATTGACTGTCAGAGTCCTCGTACCATTCTCGTACTATTTTCGTACTATTTTGATAGATAAGTGCTTGATTATCAATGTCCTCGTACCATTTGAACGATTTTTCTTTAAAAGTAGTTTTGAAAAATAAATTTTAAAAAAAATATTGCGAAAAAATGGTGCGAATCGTACGAGGGTGGTGACTATCAATAAGTTATCTATGCCTTTTGTTACAAAATGGTACGAGAATCGTACGAGTTTTGGATATATTGTAGTAGTTTCGGGAGGGGGAAGGGAGGGTATTTTGGGAGAAGTTGTTGCCGGGTTATTTCTTGTAAGTGTGTGATGGTATGGAAGTTGGAGAGTGAAATTTTCTGAAAGGTATACGTAACATATTGAAACATTTTATATATTTGCAGAGTTATGGGAAAGAAAGGAATGTCTCCGGCTGAACGCAGTGTGGTTGAGAGGACCACGTATGCGGTGGGTCACATCTACGACATCGGAGGTGTGAATGTTCTATGTGTCGAGCGTCCCGAGGTTGTATGTCCTCAGGATGCCTGTATAGGTTGTTACTTCTGTCAGGAGAAGAAGACCTGTCCTCCGAGTCAGTGTTCGGCGATGGGCAGGACAGACGGAAGGAACGTATGGTTTGTTAAGGTATCAAACGAGTAGCGATATGAAGACATTGAGGATTGTAAACAGGGACAACACGTGTGTATACGTGGAGCGTCAGTACTGCAGGCTGTTCTGGCTGAGGGTTAGTCCGAAGTTTAGCAGCAACATCGAGGCCTGGAACTGGGCTAGGAAGCAGCATGGTGCAAGGTTGGTGACAAAATCTAGGTAGTTGGCAGAATCCATTGACATATTGAAGTCGGAGTTATCCGGGTTGGTCTCGTCCTTCTCTGCGGAGTTGGATGAGATCACTCGCAACCGTGCCTCTCAGCAGAGGATAGACGACTACACCTCGTTGTTGAGGAAGCTGCTGGTGAAGTCCTCGTTGTGTTACCTGGACGATGTGTTGTCTTTCTTCGATGGAAGGAGTTATGTTCCCATAACCGTGAGGAGGGTTTGTTCCATGATAGGCAATCTGCTTCACGACAATGGTGTCGGAGCATCCGACATCCGCAAGATAGGCGACATGCCGTTCCTGGTATTGGAGGAGAGGAGGTTCCCTGTTGATGCGAACAAGGTGGTCTTCGATAACTGCGTCCTGGATGTCAAGAGCGGAGGAGTGCTGGATTTTGGCACAAGCATCCATACCGACTACGTGAGGCCATATGCCTATTCTGAGTATGCGAGGTGTCCTAGGTGGGAGACCTTCCTGAATGAGGTGTTGCCCGATGTTGAGGAGCAGATGTGTCTGCAGGAGTTCTTCGGCATGTGCTATCTTGACAGGGAGCGATGGTCGGTGGAGAAGTTCGCGTTGTTTGTAGGCACAGGCAGTAACGGAAAGAGCGTCATCTTCGATGTGATAAAGTCTGTGATAGGCAAGGACAGGGTCTCTTATTTGTCTCCTGACCAGCTGACCAACGAGAAGCAGGTAGTGTCGGTTGTGGGCAAGAGGTTGAACTTCGCTCCCGACATCCGCAAGGGTGCTGCGTTTGATTCTGCGTTGAAGGCCTTGAGCAGTGGTCAGGATGTGGCAGGATGGAGGCTGTATGCGGGAAGTACGGTCGTGAAGTGTCCTCCGTTGGTGTTTGCATTGAACGAGATGCCGAGGTTCAGGGATGTGACTCAGGGTTTCTTCCGAAGGATACTGCTCTTTTCCTTCGACATAACCATACCCGAGGAGAGACAGGACAGGGGTCTTGCTTCTAAGATCATAGAGAACGAGAGCGGAGGCGTGTTCCGTTGGATCATGGAGGGTCTGTGGAGACTGCAGGAGAATCGTGGCGAGTTCACGAGGTGTCCTAAGATGATGACGAACCTTGAGAATCTGAAGAGGAAGGTGCGTGACGAGGAGAGTCCCGTGCTTTCTTACCTGGATTCCATCGGTTACAGCATCAGCGAGGTATGGATGGGTCAGGAGGCCACGAAGATGTCGGCGAGTGCGATTTTTCAGGGCATGGGCGGCAGACTGAGCATGAATGCCATTGCGAGGGAGTTGTCGTCCTTCAACGTGAAGAGGGAGAGGGGCACTGAGGTAAGGTATTATTTGTACAGGAAGTGATGGACATAAACAAGGTAGTAAGGCAATGCTTCCTGCAGTACGGATACGCTGAGGGTGTCTACCCTATCACGAAGCTGGAGTATTCGTTGCTGGCAGAGAAGACGAGGAAGGAATACAAGATGTCTCCCGAGGAGTATCTTGCCGGGAAAGGACTTAATATTAAGATTGAGATATTATGAAAGTAAGTAAGGACGGAACAATCAAGCTCGCAAAGAACGAGCGTCAGTTCGGCAACTTCATTCTGAAGAATGAGGAGTGTTACATGAAGGTGACTGACATTCAGTCTCAGATAAGTCACAGGGTGTCGAAATTGCTCAATATCGGCAGATTCCTTGAGATGGCATACAAGGAGAAGGCCAACGAGAACATTCACACTTATATGGCTCTCTTGTGGATATTTTCCAATGTGATTCCCGATGTGGAGTTTGCAAAGGATATCAACAACGCATGCATTGCGTGTATCAACCGTCACAAGGATTTCTACGGCATCAAGGAGGACATCTCCACCGAGGAGGATGCAGAGATACTCCGTGAGGCGAAGGAGACCTATGATGCGGTTGAGAAGTTGAAGGAGGACGCAGCCTCAGAGCCTGAGGAAGAGTGATGAATGTTTTAAAGGGCTATCATCCGTCTTATTTCTGCCTTATCCCTAACATCAGTTTCGGAAGAGGGTGGTTGATGTTGGACTGGATGTTTTATTGCGTGGAATTTCAAAGAAAGCCACAGCCGTGAGGTCTGGCAGGTTCAGTTCTCATATTTTCAACAGTTGGAGCCATCCTTCGGGGTGGCTCTTTTCTTTTAGACAAATTGTCTAAAGGGGATTGCATTTTAGACAATTTTAGACAAACGAGGTATAACTTATTGATAATCAGATACGCCCAGAAATTGGGCGTATAGTGGGCGTATGACAACAGGGCAGGAAACATTTCCATGATGCTCCTGCCCCGAAACCTTTTCCAATCGTGGATAGGCGATTGCCTTTATAACGCTGAGTAGGCTAACTCAATGGACTGACGATTCCAACCGATAAAGTGTGCCAGTCAAGGCCTTATCGTGCTTTCGATTCCTCACTTACGCGCGACATGAGGACAATCATGTTTCATCTGCGAATACTGGCTCGCTTCTACATACGCACCTTGGATGTGCGGGTAGCACCATAGTGTCTAGCGGCCATACGTGCCTTGTAAGTTCATCGCAATATTCGCAAGGGTACGAGGATTGTCTGAATGTCCGATACCCTATCGCTCCCATCTTGCCGAACCTCAGCACACTTCCGAACTGGAATGCCTCATTAATGGCATATCGCTCTATCTCGGTGAGTGCCGAGAGGACATTCCTTTGGTTTCCCTTGCCATAGGAGTAGCCTCTGCTTCGGATTGCAGTCGAATAATATCCTGCATTGAATGCCTCTTGCCATAGAGGAGAAGCGAAAGGGTTGCCAATATATTTGAGAATGTTGTTTGTGAGTTCATGTTCCTTGATTTTATTTACCATTCCTATTGCGATCCATCCTTCGAGGAAGTACCGAAGTGTGGAGCAGTGCTTGTCAAGTCTTGCCACTATGTCCTGGCCGTCAATCTCTCTCTTGATGTAGAGAAGGATTTTGTCCTTTTCGTCTTCAGCCTCGGCATATTCTATGGCCCTTGCTGCTCTTTCTTCTATGTCCTCAAGGATTGCATCCGATAGAGCGATAAGGCTCATGTTAACCTTATCTGCAAGGTCAGCAATGTCGAAAGTAAAGGAGTAGCCGAAATGGGCATAGGCCAAGCATTCCCTGATGATTTCAGAGATTCTCTGACGGAGTCTTCTTTCGACATCTCCCTTGGCCTTGGCCATCTCTTCTACTACCCTATTCATTTACCTTGTTTCTTGCTTCGTTGACGACATTGTTCTGAGACGTGCCTGGGGTTGTCTGCTGAACGCCAATCATCTCGTTTCTTTCCTCTAGCACGATTCTCTCGTATTCAGAATTTATGCCATATCCGAGTTCGTATGCCATTTCGGAAGCAGTCTGCTTAGAGAGTGCGCCTGCGGAGCGGAGCTGAAGGATGTTGCTTACCTGCTCAGTCTCGGACATGAAGACATAAGGGAAGATCTCTGCCTTCACTTTCAGCATCTCGTAATCGCTGGATTGGCCCATTTCTATACCATATCCATACTTGAACAGTTCCACGACATCATCGAGAAAAGACTGGAAGTGCTGTGCATCGAGGAGTGCCTGCTGATATGAGTCCATCATGAGCATTCGTACCGTCAGTGACGAGAGGTCTGAGCCGGACTTCAGTTCAGGAGTCTCGGAAGCGAACGAGTTACGCATGATTGCCTTCTCAAGGATGTTGAGCTGCAACTCGAATGACCTTGAAGAGTCCGCAGGCTCGAGGAATCCCACCTTTGTGTTTGGCTCTGTTGAGTTGATCATAGACGGAGTTCCATCCATATTGGATATCATCTCAATCTCTCCACCGAGGGCGTAGAGGATGCGGAGTGCGTATGCCTGATTGTTTTCTGCAAGCTGAGAGACTGTCAGTTCGTAGAGGTCGATGCAGTCCTGTGAGTTTGCCCAGAACGGCTCTCCATAGCGGTCGTATGCGATAGGGATGCGCTGAAATCCGTGAGGAGTTGAAGGTACATCAATCTCCCAGTCATCCATTCCCAATACTCCCTTGACCTTGTTTACTGCTCCCTTGAGGCCATTTTTTGCTCTTTTATATCTTGCGTAATGTGTATTGTCATAGACATCGAGATACTCTTCCATCTCATTGTCCTGGCTGTCACGCACGACATATTTCCTTCCGAACACTGCGAGTTTTCCTGTCAGAGGGTCATAATGAGGATAGAGGATGTCTCCGTCAAGGAACGAGAACACTCGCCATCCAATTTTCTTCTTGTCGAGATAAAGGCATGCCGCCACATCTCCCACGATGCCATCGGAACGCAAAGACTGATAGATGAGGTTCTCCATGTTCTTGTTTTCCCATCCTTCTCTGAAGTCATTGAGCATCTGCTGGTCTTTGGCAGTCCTCTTTGAGTTGCTGAGTCTGATGTTGACATTGTTACCAGTGAGTGTGGCAAGTCTCTTCACGAGAATTCTCTTCTGCCAAGCCACGGCAATTCGAGATCTGATCTTAGCGGCGACCTTTCCGTTGTTGTCTTTGAGCAACGCATTAGGGTAATACTTCAGGGAGTTGATTCTGTGTGCATTCACATCATACTCCCTCATAAAGTCAGCCTGGCTCATAGGCTGTCTGGCAGGGTTTTCATATGAATACGAAAGCGGTCCTGCCGAACTGATTGATTTAGCCTCCCCGATAGGAGTGAGTGATGCAGAAGGCACAAGTCTTGTGAAAGCCTCCTTGACCATGACTCTCTGCGGAGGCATGTTGGAAATGTTTATACTCTCCATGCTTACCTTTAATTAATCCAATTTTCAAAACCTTTGCGAATGCACTTAGACTTCTTGTCGAATAGGTGCATTACCATAAACAAGGCCTCTATGAAGTCAGGAGAGTGGCCGACCTCGAGTTTCATCTGCTGCTTGCTGATGATCTCGAATCTCTGCGCGTCATCCTTTCTCTTCAGAGCGTGCCTTTCTTCCAAGAGTCTTTCTTCTACTGTATATGTGTGTTTCTTTCTGTCTGTAAACTTTCTTTTGAGGACATCCTCGCTTATGCTGAACTCTCCTGCCTTGATTGCCTTGACGAATTTCTCGGCGCACTCGGACTTGAGGTTGTTCCACATTCTTGTATCCGAAGGAGTGGACCTGTTGTTGAACGGAACTGACTTTCCCTTGAATGCGGAAGACTCTGCAAGCCATAGTCCGAGTCCGTTTTCGTCAAACGTGAAGTTTTCCTTTCTTACTCCATTCTTCTTGAGGAAGCTCTCGATGAAAGGTATGATGTCATCGGACATGGAGCCTCTTCGTACCTCGATGTCGCATATATGGTGTCCGTCAAATGCGTAAATCACGAGGAAGTCACTCTTGATGGCGACATCGGCACTGGCCCTCATCACTCCGTCCCTTCTTTCTGTGTTCTTGAAGAAGTTGAGCATGTCATCGGATGTAAGGAGTGACGAACTGCTGTCGAAGTCCCTCCATACTCCCACGATGTCATTTACCGATGCTTCTCCTCCTTCTGCGGCAACCTTGTTGAGATATGTCGGGTCTGATATCTTGAGGATGTCATTGTCGGCATAGTCTCCCTCGATGAACACGAGTGATGTGATGAAGTTGGTATACTTGGCTCCCGTAGCCTCGCACAACTTGTCAATCTTGGCTCTGCATCTAGGGTCTTCGTAGACCTCTTCAGGTGTGTTTCCCCAGACGATGTCGAGAGAGTCCTTTCCGTACTTATGGAAGTATCTTATCTTTCCGTCCCTTTCCTTTATGATGGTGTCTGTCTCGGGGTCTATGTACCAATCGAGGAACATCCTCAGTTTGTTGCTCTTTCCTACCGGGTTGCATGTGCAGATACACTTAGGTCTGACTCCCGATGTGGAACGGTTGGATGCAAGGAGCGCAAAGAGGGTGTCAAGGTCTTCTCTTGTATGCTCCGCCAACTCCTCGACAACGATGTAAGCCATCTCGACACCACGGAAGCGGTCCTTGACCTTCTTCTCATCGGCGAGGTGCTCCATCTTCATTCTTGCTCCTCTTCCGTCAGGTCCGAAGTTCCATTCGTAACTTGACTTTACGGGTATTCCGAATCCCTCGAAGACATTTGCAGAAGACTCCCAGATACCTCGCTCGATATCGTCCTTGTACTTACGGAATCCGTACATGCTTACGGACGAGTTATTCATGTATGGAAGTGCCTCAAACAGAGCGATGAAGGTGTTGTGCGTAACAATGAAGTCATTTGTCATATAAAGCCTTCCTACGCTATCTACCGTTATGCACCTTCCGTCTCTTCTTCCCACATGCCTATACCCTACAATTCTCCTGCATACCTCCGAAACTCCTCCGTTGAAAGGCTTGCACCTGTCCTTCTTGCGTGGCAAACGGAAAAGCCTCTGTGTGTCTTTTATCTTTATGTATATCTCGTGTGCGTCAGCGCATTCGATATATTCCCCATTCTCATTTCTGTATCCTGCCTTCTTCTTGCATATCTTGGCAGTTCCTCCAAGCGACTCAATAACAAACTTGAAGTCCTCGGCAAGTCTTTCGCTGACGGTTGCATAGGAGCAATGCCCTCTATCATCAACATATCCGTCAGTATCCATCATTCCCTGCACAAGAGCAAATCTCTGCTCCACTGTGCCCCACTTGTAGCAGGTTGGAATGAACTTGTCATACGAAGTGCGTCCTTTCAGTTTGCAAAGCTCAAGGGATTTGCGTACTAATTCATCCTTGATCTTATAGCATACTGCGTTGCTGCGTGGGTCCTTGCGAGACCTTGACATGTCTATACCTGCCTTCTCAAACTCTCTCACAATGTCAATATCTGCCGAAATCAGTTCCGCATCATAGAAAGACGAATTGGCGATATTCCCATCTCCGATGAGAGCACCTATGACATAAGGGTCAATGTCGGTCTTTCTCATTGAGTTGCCCGACTTGGTAAACTCCACAGGCTCGCAAAGAGGAATGACAAGGTATTTCCTGTTGCCTCTATCCATGTGCTTGCCTTCATTGGTCTGCTCGTCAAGGAACTTCTTTATCATTTCAAAAGTGCAAATGCGATAATCGTCCTCGACCTTTCCACCATAAAGAACCCTTCTCTTTTTGGTGTATCCAGTCTGCCTAACCTTCCACAAATGCTCAAGTCCGCACTCGCAGGTAGTGCCATCGTCAAACATGACCTCATAGAAGTCATGGTTTGGATGCTCAAAGATTTGTAGCACTCTCTGAATTCCTCCCGTTGCAGGGTCAGAGATGATGCTGCCTACCTTTAAATCGCCTAATTTTCTTAGTCCAAAAGGTGTAACTACCTGATTATCAACAGGCTGGACTTTTCCTCCGCCTCTTCTTCCGCCCACGATCTTGATGTCGGCTTGCGTCATCAGGACCTTTTCCTGGAATCCCTTCTGCGGGATGAGGTCATACAGCATGCGTTCCCCGTTAGCCTTCTTCTTCTTGTTTTCCTCTCGAAGCATTTCGATGTATTCGTATGTGAAATACTTCTTGCCAAACTTAGCGAAGACCGGGTCGTAATATTTCTCATCTATTTGAGTCTTCTTAGCCATACGGCACAAAAATGGCTCAAAAAGTGAAATAATGTGAAATAATTATTTCATTTTATTTCATTTGGTATTTTATATTTGTCGCGTAACGCATCCAAGTATGGAAAAGAAAGAGCAGAAATTGAGAAAGATAGTATGCCCGGTTTGCGGAAAGGCCACGAATGTGGGCATATTGAAGTTGGATGGTGTTATCCGATATTCGCTTAAATGCCGTAGTTGCAAGCAGGTGAGCGAAGTGGAGTTAAAAGACATATGTTAGAGTCCTTTGAGGCCATAGGAGAGACCATTTAGAACCATAGAGTTCACGAGTAGAGTCCGAATCACAGGCGGTTAAGTCCGTCTGCGTTTCGGGCTTTTTGTTTCACATATAAACTAAAAGAAAAGAAATGCAAGTAAAGTATTTGTCTGCGCTGAAAACGAAGTATGCGAGCTTCGGGTTGAGCAAGGAGGCTTTGGATAGGGTTGCCTCGCAGAGAGTAAAAACTATCGCCAACGAGGATGAGATCGATGCGGACATCGCAAGCTCCGACACCGCCATGCTCGTGATGAAGGAGATGCAGAGGGCTACTGACACTCTTCGCACCGATAACGCGAAGTATCAGAAAGAACTCGCAGACCTCAAGAACGACCCAGGCAACAAGCCTGACCAGTCTAATGAACCTAACCCTCTTGCCGATGCGATGGCAGAGATGAGGGAGTTCATGAAGACCATGAAGGACGAGTATGCCGAGTCAAAGAGAAAGGCTCGCGCCGAGTCGCTTATCGCTGAGGCGCACAAGGTAATGGAGAAGAACGGATGCACCAACGCATTCATCCGCAACATCACCCTCAAGGGTGTGGAGGTCGGTGAGGCAGACACTGCCGAGTCCATTGCCGAGAAGTGTAAGACCATCTACGACCAGAACTGCAAGGATGCCTTCGGAGAGGGTTATATCCCACCAAAGGGCAACGGAAGCGGTCAGGACGAAGTGGACTACGACTCAATGATAAAAGCACTCAAGAATAGCGGTGACCTTTCGTAAAGTTTAACCCTTAAATCCAAAGAACAATGAACAGTTTTAATGTTTACGGACAGGCCGAGAAGAAGATCGGCGGCAATACCCCCGTTTGGCTTGGTACTGTTAAGCCGATTCCTGTGGGAGCGAAATTGAACGAAACGATGGCAGAAGGAACCACCTATCCAGCAGGTTCGGTAGTGCACTATGATGCTGCAACTAAAACCTTTGACGTCATCCCACCATATAGCGATATGGCAAATGGATACTTGTATAACGATATGCATGCAAGTTCAGAAGGCTCTGCTACTGGTGCCATCGTTATGCACCACCCAGAGGGTCTTCTCATCGAGCGCGTGTATCCAGAAATCACAGAGGAGCAGATTCAGGCTCTCCAGGCAAGAATTCCAGGTGTACTTCTCGTACGCGGTTAATCACTAAATCATAGGAGGAAAATAGATGAATACATATCCAGTTCAGTTTTATGACCTTCTCTCACGCGCACTCGGAGGCAGTGACAGCAGAAGGATTCAGGGCTTCCTTGACGAAGTGGTAGCCAAGAAGTACAACAAGCTTGATGTTCCAGGATTCAAGTTCGCACCAGAGATGCAGCTTGACTTCACATACGAGCAGATTCAGAAGGAAATCGGTCTCTACGTGATGGCTTCATACGTTGACCTTGACTCGCAGCCAATCCCAGTAGGTGCTGAGGGCTTCGTGCTCAACACTGGCCGTATCCCACGCATGAAGATGGTGGAGTACTACAACGAGGACAAGTACCGCAAGCTTCTCATCGCTGAGCAGAGATTCGGTGCTCAGTCATCTAACGTGGTGAACTCAGCAGTTAAGGCTCTCTTCAACACTATCGACACTCTCGTAGGCGGTCATACCAACTCCCTCACTTACCAGAGACATCAGATCGTTTCAACAGGTAAGTTCGTAATCAACAGCACTAACAACCCTAACGGTATCGTAGGTCTCACATTCGCTTCTCACGTTCCTGCTGCGAACATCACTACTCTCAGCGGCACTAAGAGATGGTGGACTGATGCAGACAAGACTACCGAGGGTACTGCGGCAAATCCTGTAGAGGATATGATCGCAATGGTTGAGGTTGCCCGTCAGAAGGGAGTTGAGGGTCACTTCGAGGTGAACTCAGCATACCTTGACAAGGTGCTCAAGCACTCAAAGGTTCTTGCTGCTATCGGAGCAAACCTCTTCCCATCAGCAACAAGTGCAGCTGCAAGTGCTGCTTACCTCTCACGCGCTAAGAAGATTGAGGTTCTCTCAGACATCGTAGGTGCTTCTATCGTGCCTATCGATGCTCGCGTGGCAACTGAGGTCTACAACAAGACTTCTAAGGCTCTTGAGCGCAAGATGATGGACGCATTCGAGGCTAACGTAATCGTATTCGTACCTAACGGTGACCTCGGTGAGATCCTCACAGTTGAGCCTATCGCAATCGAGGGTGGCAACTATGGTACATTCTACGGCGGTCGTCTTCTCCTCACAGTTGATGTTGACGCTAAGTACAAGTGTCAGTCTTTCAACACTGAGATGACATCACTCGTAGTGCCTAACAAGCCTCAGTACATGTGGTACCTCAAACCAAACGCATAGTGATTAACCGATAAGGAAAGAAAGAAAATGGCAGCATACACAATAGAATCATGGTTAAGGGGCAAGGTTGACTTTGACATTCCAGAGTCAGCCATCAAGGCAATTCTCTTCGACAACAAGGTCTCTGCTGGCACTCCAGTGGAGGATGTGTCCGAGAAGGAGAGGGACCTGTGTCTCGCTGACCTTCTTATGTGGCTGTCATCTTCTTCCGTAACCTCATCGGGAGAAAAGATATCTGACGGTGGATGGTCTCATCAGAAGTCCGCAAAGCAGGTGAATGACCGAGGAGGTCTTATTCAAAGAGCGAAGGCACTCTATGCCAAGTGGAATTCTGATAAGGCCAAGACCGCTGTCGGAACAACGATAATCATGAAATCGATCTACTGATGTTGAATCCAAGGTTTCCACATACTCTCCGCGTATGGAGAGCGCGTATGAACTCTTTCGGAGAGCCTGAGACTGACGATGAGGGCGAGCCTGTCTATGATGCCGTATTGCTTGCAAGAGTCATCACGGAGGACGGACTGCCTGTAGTCGGAACTGACGGTGCTTTCGAGACCGAAATGGTGGATTCTCTTCCTTTCGGATACCGAAATCAAGGAAGGGATACGCGAGACTCGTCTGATGTGGAGGTGTCTGACTACAAGCTTGCGACTCCGATGTTCATCACTCCCCTTGACCCATCCGACAGGATTGAGTTGACGGATTACGACAGGACATACTGGGGCGAGGTTGTGCGAAAGGTGACCTACAACCTTGGCTCAAACATCTGGGTTAACGAGGTGAAGGGATAATGGCGAAGAGCATAGGATACGAGAGGCAGAACGAGAAGGTCATCAAAGCGGCCTTTGCGAGGTTTGCGAAAAGCAAGGACATGACCATTAGAAAGGGAATGTACAGACTGCTTGAAGATGCCGTCAAGACTGCTCTCGAACTTCATGACGAAAACCATCAGTCTCACATTGAGTTGGGAGACACCTATGGATGGATGCTCGTGGTAAACGGCAGGATTGACAAGATTCAAGTCAAGTCCGAAGGAGACAAGGTGGGCCAGGCATCACAGATGCTCCGAACCTACGAAGGCAGAGTCTCAAACACAGGCTACGTAGGAGTCGTCATGGCAGGAATGCAGCCAGCCAACTTCTTCACCATCAACTACGAGAAGGGAATTCTTGAAAGCACCATTCACATTACGCGAAGCAACTTTTACCAATACTTCAGAAAGGCATGATACCGATATATGACATAACCGAGATAGAGGATGCTGTCCGTGAGATCGTAAGAGACCTCAAGGTATCTTCCCGAATCTACACGAACAGGCCGAAGGAGGCTGCTCCTTCCAACGACTTCGTGGTCGTGAATGTCAGCGGTACGACTGAGGACCTGAAGACATACGGCAGTTGCATAGTTGACATCAATCTCTTTGCGAAGGACATAGATGCCTTCAAGAACGGAAAGAAACTGTCTGCGATGTATCGCAAACTGGTGGACGGATTCCCTGCTTCCAAGGGCAGACTGCTCTTCGATACCGATTTCATGATTCTCGGCGACACTCCCGATGACTTCGGCTTTCACGCAAGAATCATTCGTATTTCAACAACAATTAAAGCAATCTAAATATGGCAAAATTGACTAGAGAGCTGCTCAATCCACTTCACAAGGGTAATGCAGCAATTGCGCTCAAGCCAGTAACTGGCGGTAGTGTTACTTTCTCAACACTCGACTTCTCGGATGCTGACCTTCTCTACTCTATCAAGGGTACATTCAACATCTCGCAGGACGACCCTGAGGTATCTGAACTCAAGATTGACCAGGGTGACGCGGTAATCGATACAACTACTGAGGCTGGTGCCATCACCATCACAGGTAGTTATCCTACAATTGCAGAGGATGCGTTCGCATACTTCTACAAGGAGGGTATCGAGGTAACTGCGATGAAGGGTCCTGGTACAGGTGCTGCAGGTGCTTCAGTCACATACGCAGGTACTTCATTCTTCAACACACCTAAGCAGATTGAGGCATCCCTCATGGCTCAGAGCCAGGACGAGAGCACTGCAATCGTGTTTGCTCGTGTGCAGATGACTGTCGTAATGAAGCAGGACAACGAGGATCAGCCATTCTACCTCTCTGTGACAGGTAAGGTTCTTACCAACCTCAAGGAGGGTGAGGGAGACTTCGTGGTTCTCAAGAAGAAGGCGTAGTTAAACGAACTTAATCAAGGGAGTGGGGGCATCAGCCCCCCTGCCCTTTTGTTCATCATGAAACAGGCGGATATAAACGCAAGGATAGGACTTAACGAGGTCGTAGAAGATACTGCCACAATAGTCGAGATACCGGGCACGAAGAAGAAGGTAAGTCTTCGTGGGGTGAAGCCGTACACGATGGAGAGGATAACCAAGTTGTGGCTCACAAGGGATTCCATGGCTATTCCTGAGGACTCTGCGAGTACGTTGAAGTCCATGTGTTCCGAGCCGTATTTTGCGGTAAAGGAGGCATTGTATTTCGTCCTCAACAGTTGGTGGAAGATTAATCTCTTCCATAGGTTTCTCACGTTCTGGTGGGGCAAGGTGAAGGGGTATACTGACGAGCAGATGCTCCCTATCATCATTGAAGGTAAAAAAAAACTTCCGCTTATAGCACACTGGACAATTATGGTGTACTCGGCGGATATGAGGACGGACACGATAAAGATGACAAAGACGGAAGCAGAGCAGTTCCGAGCCGAACTTCTTTCGGCAGCGAAGCGTCTTTCATCAAAGAATTCCCTTGCTACGGAGGGACAAGGCGTTTCTTCTTTGGGTTGATAGAGGTACGCAACTGGGCATACCGATGCGTGCTGACATTGCCTCAGATAGAGTTGATGCAGAGCGACCTACCTCACACATTGTACAACTTCAAGAAAGACAAGGATGGTGGAGGAGGAGCGGCAGTCAGTCAGGAGGGCATAGACGAAGCCGAGCGACTGATGATCCTGGCAAAGCAGAAGGCCGAGGAACGAAAAAAGAAACGTCAGCAAAAGGAAGGATATACACTAGACGAGATATTTAACGGGGATGCTGACAACAGTTAGCGTCCCATAATTGTTTATACGAATGGCAAATATAGACAATCTGAACTTTAAGGTCATCCTTGACGACAGGGACTTCAACAAGAGGATCAGGGACCTTGAAAGAGATGCGAGAAAGTTCAACACCAACATGTCGAATCTTCTTCATGTAAGGAAGGCTTCCGCTCAAATCTCTCAGCAGGAGGTAGCAAACAACCGCAGGGCATTGCAGTCCAAGGTAGATGAAGCAAAGGCTCAGGAGAGAATCAACCGAGAGAAGATAAAGACTGAGGGATTGCAGAAGAAGATAAACGCCCAGATAGAGAGAGGTGCAAGAGGCTCCAAGCAGATGAGTGCCTCTGCCTCTAGTTTTATGGGAACATTCTGGCAGATGGCTGCAATAGGTGGCATGGTTGGCCTCATCAGGTCTCTTGTTCAAATCACGGGTGAATTCGAGTTGCAGAAGGCGACATTGGCGGCAATGCTGGACGACCTTGGTGCTGCGGAGCACATACTTGGCAAACTCAAGGATTTGTCGGTGCAGTCACCATTTACCTACAAGGAGTTGGGAAGTTATGCGAAGCAGTTGACTGCATTCTCAGTTCCGAAGGAGGAGTTGTATGAGACCACGAATATGATTGCGGACCTTTCTGCCGGACTTGGTGTTGCGGCAGACCGACTGATTCTCGCCTATGGTCAGGTGAAGTCAGCGGCTTTCCTTCGTGGACAGGAGGTGCGTCAGTTCACTGAGGCAGGTATTCCTCTCTTGAAGGAACTTGCCGAGGAGTTTGAGAAACTGGAAGGTCGTGCCGTGAGTGTGGGCGAGGTCTTTGACCGAATTTCCACAAGGCAGGTATCCTTTGAGATGGTTAGGGATGTCTTGAAAGAGATGACTGAAGAGGGCGGTAAGTTCTACCAGATGCAGCAGATTCAGGCAGGCACCATCTGGGGTAAGATTCAGACCTTGAAGGGTCAGTGGCAGATTGCCCTGGACGAGATGGGTAAGAAGAACAACACTGTCATCCATGGTGCTATTGACGGCCTTACTAATCTTGTCAAGAACTGGGAGAAGGTAGGAAAGTGGATAAGGACTATCATCATTATGTTTGGTGCTTATAAGGCTGCTGTAGCCCTTGCGTGGGTAGTCCAGAAGGCTTTTGTAGCGGTTGATATGGTAAAGACATTCATTATGACTGCCAAGTCAATCGGAATGTCGGTTGCTGCATTAAAGTCCTTTGCTCTTGCCTTATCTAGCACCCTTCCCCTTCTTGCATTGGTTGGAGGAGCAATCTATGCTATCTCAACCAACTCTAGCGATGCCAAAGAAAGCACTCATGACTTGAATGCCGAACTGGGCGACCTACATGATAACGCAGTACTGCTTCAGCACTCATTTGATGCGGATATTAAGACTTTGCAATCATTAACAAAAGGCACACAGGCTTACAGAGATGCACTCAAAGATATCAATGACACATACGGGGATTATCTTCCTAAACTACTTACTGAGTCTAGTAGTTACGAAGAGATTGAAGCTGCCGCAGAGAAGGCTAAACACGCCATTCTTGAAATCCAGAGGCAAAAAGCAATTGATTCGATGAGAGATCAGGTAGCACGCGTGTATGAAACAGAGGCAGCTAATTACAATAAAGTGATGTCGCACTTGACCGAGTCAGGATACGCTTTATTTAACAAATTAATTGAAAGAGGAAAAATTCTCAAAGATCAAGCAGATCTAGTGATTCAAAGTGACATATTTGGAGTCACTTGGCAATTTGACCCAGGTACAGCCTTATCAGTAACTGCGGAGGAATTCCGCAAAGCGGTCAACTATATATTACTGATTCAAGAGGAAGAGAGAAAAATTGCAGAGCGTGTTGACCAGATGTACAATGGCAACAGTTATTCTACTCTAAACGAATTAAAGATAGTAAAGGCAGCAGAAACCCGAAAAGAGGCCTCACTCAAAGCCCTTAAAGAGGAAGAAATCGCAACCTCAGAATACAGAGAACGAGAGTTGGAGATTACTAAGAACTATTACAGAGAGTTGATAAATGAGTTCGAAAAAATAAAAAACGTAACTCTGGCCGACAAATATAGGAAGGAACTCGAAGAGTTAGAAAACTTTGAAAAGTCATGGAGAGGAAAGGTTCAGAAATTGCTGGCAGACAGAGGCCATGGTGAGTATAGGTCTTTCGGATTGTGGCCAACGGAGTACACTTCTTCTACGGATTTCCTTGAAAAGATAGTCAAAGACTACAAGGAAGTTTCCGAAACATTAGAGGGGCTGCACTTTGACCCGAATACAGAACAGAGCCTCAAAGAGCAGAAGAAGATTATTGAGGCTATTGCCGACCTGCTGAACATCGACCTGACTACAGGCAAAAGGAAAGGCAGAGGTGGCAAGTCCGAACTGGAGAAAAAGATTGATGCATTGTCTGCTCTCAAGAAGGCATACGATGACCTCAAGACGCTCAATCTCAGCGACACTACTATCGTGGGGATGCTCAAGGATGCTTTCCCTGACATAAAGAAAACATACGGAGACAGTTTCATAGAGGCTCTTGACTTTACAAACCGCATCCTTGAATTTGCTACGGAATTGAAGGCTACCGAACCCGATAGGGCGCACAGCATCCTTCAGTCTTTAGGCCTTGACAACCTCAGCAACGACAAGAAGGTCATCAAGGAAGCCATAGATGCAGCCAAGAAGTACTTTGAGGCCATCCGCAAGTTGAAGACATCGGACTTCAGCATTGATGGAGAAGGCGTGGCATTCGATATCGGAAAGATTGCCAATCAGTTGTCAAACAAGTTCAACGACATCGAACTTAACGCCAAGAAGACTGCCGAGATCTTCAAAAAGATTGACCTTAATGACCCGAAAGCAATTGAGGCGGCAAGGAACACTTTTGAGAAGGAGTTTGGCGAAGGCAGTTGGGATGCTTTCTATGCAGAGTTCCTTTCCAAGGGAGAGGACGCTATCAAAGAGTTCTCTAATATGGAGATGGAGTTTGAGAGGAAGTTGGCTCAGGAGAAACTCAATGACATCGCAAGCAAGTATGTGAAGGAGTCTCTTGAGAACATCGACCTCTCTCATTGGGGCGAGAAGTCAATCAATCAGATTGAGGCTATCCGTCAGAGGATTGCCGACCTCATGGAGCAAGGCATAGTCCTTCCTCAGTCTACTATAGATAAACTTGGTGCCTTGGGACTATCTATGGAAGACCTGCAGAAGAAGATTCTCGAACTCTTTGGAGAGAAGTACGACACTGCAACCATCGAGAAGTTCAAGGCTCTTGGTAAGGTGATTAACGAGACTTCTTCTATTGCCAAGACTCTCGGAAGCGACCTTGAGAAACTCGGAGAAACCTTGGATGACGACATGCTTAAAGGCCTTGGCAAATCCCTTCAGACCTTTGAGCAGTTGGCGAAGATGCTGACCGAATGCGACTCCTTGATGCAGTCTATTGGCAATGTCACTGCCAAGACCATGGATGACATCGAGAAGGAGGCTGAGGAGGCCAAACTCGAAGGCACATTCGAGAGCATGGCCAATTCTTCTGACTTGATAACATTAGCCATCAAACTGGCTGCATCCCTTATCAGCAAGTTTGTTACAGGCATCAACGAGTCTCAGAAGGCATTGATTGACGCACGAGAGGCGGCAATAGAGTACGAGCATGCGCTGAAGCAGATTGAGTACAACGACATGAAGGACTCTTATGCGACCATCTTTGGCACTGACGAGTACAGACAGGCCGTTGATGCAATGAAGATGGCAGCCAAATATCAGCGTGACATCGCAGAGAGTCAGGAGAAGATTGGAACATCGCAGAAGGAGATCAATAAGTATATGCAGGACGCATCAAACGGATGGTCGCAGTACTCAAAAGGTGCCAGGGAGACATGGAATGAGGTCAAGGAACTTGGCAAGGGAGATATCCTTGTGGACGCAAGAAACGGCTGGCAGAAGTTCTGGGGAACAGGAAACGAACTGGTCAAGTCCATCAATATCGCAGACTTCATTGACGAGGAGGGCATGCTGAAAGGAGAGGAGTTGCGAGCATGGATGAAGGAGAACGGAGAGCACATCTCTCAGGACAACAAGGACATGCTCAACCAAATGCTCAACGACTACGACCTGTACACACAGGCGGTAGAGGATGCCACTGCATATCTGAGCAATGTCTTCGGTAACGTGGCGGACGACATGGCGGATGCTTTCATAGAAGCCTTCAAGGCATCGGGAGAGGCGGCACTTGACTATGCAGACATCATGGATGATGTTGCGACCGAGATTGCAAGGTCTGTGATTAAGTCCATGCTGATTGACGAGATTTTCTCTCCTGAAAAGATAAAGGAAATCTCAGGTCTCCTTCTTGCCGGGGACCAGGCAGGTGCTCTTTCGATAGTAGACAAGGCTATGATGTCAGCGCAGGAACTAACGCCTCGCATACAGGCTTTCCTGGAAAGTCTTGAGCCATACTTCAACATGGGAGAGGACGAGAGGAACAATCTGGCGAGTGGCATCAAGGGCATCACAGAGGATACTGCAAACCTCTTGGCTTCGTACCTCAACGCCATAAGGGCGGATGTCTCTTATTCCAAGACCCTTTGGGAGCGAATGGATGCCACAACTCAGCAGATCGCAACCATGCTGGCAGGTTTCTCCGCCCCTACTCTGATAGACTATCAGAAGAAGATTGAGGCGAACACCTACAACACCGCCATGGCGACACAAGGCATCCTCAGCGAACTAAGGTCCGTCATAACCTTGGAAGGAGGAAACACTGCCATAAGGACTTACGCATAGTGTAATCCGAAAGAAAGTGAAATTTATATTTCACTTTCTTTCACTTTTATAACCATATTTGCAAGGAGATGGTATACATTCCCAAAATACTAGACTACAAGCCATTCTACATTCAGGTAGATGGAGACTCGGTGGCAAGAGATACCACTGAGTGGGGACTCATAGCCAAGGTCAATCCGTATCCGCTTCTCCCTAACCCTAAAGACCCATACAAGAACGAGTGGTTTGACGAGCACGGAGATGACGAGTGGTGCGACAAGATGTTCTATCAGCCGATAGATTTCTCGGTTTCATTCTGCGTGATGGCATACGACACGCCTAACAAGACTGCCGAGGTGCTTATCAGGGAGGCTATAGAGGACTTCTTCTCTCTCATCAGGGAGGGACAATTCAAGATTTTCGATTCTTACAGCGGCATAGGCCGTCAGAAGGTACGGTATGCAGGTTACTCCGAGGAGGAGTTCAAGAGGCGTGGCGACAAGGCGCATGCCATATTCAAGATACAGTTCAAGGCAAATGACCCTATCACGAGGATGGGGCTGATCAACGGGCAGATAACGCAGATTTAAGATGGCAAAATTCACGATATATTCTAAAGACGGGGCTGTCAGATATAGTGGAAACCCACAATACAACGGCTCTTACATGGGCGTGGATTATCTTGAATTCCGAAGCATCTCTTCTCCTGTCCCTATCGAATGGGAGATTGGAGACTATGTGGACTATTACCGCACAGGAATGCGATACAGGCTCTACTCTCTCCCTCAGCCTAACAAGGTCGGACGCAGAGGAGAGTATGGTGCTTCTTTCGAATATTCGAACGTGCAGTTTCATGCGGCTACAAAGGGGCTGGAGATTGCGCCATTCAGAGATGTCGTAATCGAGGACGACAAGATACATTTCTCATCAAGGGCGAGTTTCAGCACCTTTGAGGATGTCCGTGGCATCGCAAGAAGAATCCAGGAGAGCATGGACGAACTCTTCCCCGGCAAATGGAGGATTGAGGTCTATGAATCTGATGATGACGATCTGAACGCACTGCTCTCAGAGGTCAAGGACTTTTCGATGAGTGACAGCAGTTGTATGGATGCGCTGTCGCAGATATACGACTTGTGGAAGAACGTAGGATGGGTTCACAGTTATGACACTGAAAGCAATGTCGATGTAATCACCATAGGCAGGGCGAATGTAAGAGACAACGAGAACACATCGGACGAGTACTCTTACGGATTAGGAAGAGGTCTCACTTCTCTTCGCAAGGCCTCTGCCAACGATGGGGAGTTTGCGACCCGTCTGTATGTATACGGCTCGGAGAGGAACATCACTCCCCGCTACTACAACAACGAACCTATAAAGGATGCCGAGAGCGTGCATATCCCGAACCTGATGCTCCCTATAGACACTTGGGGAAAGACTGACGGTCTGCCCGACCCAAGGAAGGCATTCCTTCAGGCTGACGATGCCATCATAGAGAAGTTTGGCATCATACCTCGCGTTGTGCGCTTTGAGGGCAACGAGCATGACGAGATATATCCTTCGATTGAGACCCTTACCGAAGAGGAGGTAAGAAAGGCTATGATTTCTCTTGGCTTGGAGGATTCGGAGTATCTGCCACCTGCATCCAGCCATAGGATTGACGAGGTATATGGCTCATCTATTCCTGACGACAATGGCATTACCATAGATCCTACTGGCACTGCGATACTGGACAAGCTGCCCAGCACATTCCTTATTGAGGCCAACAGTTTTGGCTTTGACCCGAGGCAGCAGGCTGCTCTTGCGAACGAAGCCAATGCCATTGTCTCTATGAAGAGCGGAATGTGTGCAGGAAGAGAGTTCCCAATCGTAGGCTCGAGATGGGCATACGGAACTTGGTTCCTGGAGTTGGAGAGGACGACTGACGACTCTCTGAACATGGTGTTCCCTAACAAGAACTATCCTATCGAGAAGGGAGACAAGTTTGTGATGCTGAACATCGCAATGCCGAAGTACTATGTTCTTTTGGCTGAGAAGCGTCTTCAGGAGGCAGGACAGAAGTTACTGAACGACTATTCGAGGGTCAGTGCATTCTACGAGCCTTCGATAGACCCTATAATGATAACACCTAATACAAAGCCATTGCGAATCGGCATGTATATGAAGGTGTATGATGCGGACATCGTGGATGCGGCCAACAATACGGACCACGTTCTCATAAACACTCTGTCGATAGACGAGGCATCGGAACTTCCGATGTATAAGGTTACCTTGAGAGAGGAGAAGAGGGCGGCAAGGAACTTCTCTGCCATGGAGGACATGGTCGAGGACGCAAAGGAAGAGACCAAGGAGGAGGTCAAGTCAGTAAGGCAGTTTACTGAGAGACGATTCCGTTCTGCCCAGGAGACCTTGGCTATGCTTCAGTCTGCCTTCAAGAATTTCTCCGAGGGCATCAATCCTGTGACCGTGCAGACGATGGGACTCCTTGTGGGAGACGAGAGCCTGCAGTTCAAGTTCATCTCTACTATCGGCACGAATACCAATTCCATCAATATTGGACTCAGTTACAAGAGCGACACGAAGACCCTCAAGGTAAGCAGGATGTCCCGACTGATGCACATGACCTTGGGCATCGACTCAATCACTGCTCCGTCATCAAGGGGCTTCAGCGACTACAAGCGATGGGCGATGCCTGCATGGGAGAGCGGAACACTGGATGATGCGGAGAAGAGTTACTACCTCTATGCACGTGTGCCAGTCGAAGGCACGAGCGGAGAGTTCCTCTTGTCGGAGACATCAATAGGCATGAGGGCCGAGAGTGGCTATTATCATCTGCTGATTGGTATCCTGAATTCCGAGTATGCCGACACGAGGGAGTTTGTCTCTCTCTATGGTTTCACTGAGGTGTTGCCTGGCAGAATCACTACCGACAAGATTGTGAGTGCTGACGGCAATGCAGTCCTCGACTTGGTGGAAGGTCTGCTGACCTTTGGCAACAAGGTGGGTCTCAGTGCCTCAGAGGGTGCCGAAGAGAATCTTCGCATCTGGGCAGGAAGCGAGGCTGAAGGCAAGGACATCGCTCCGTTCAGAGTGTATGACAACGGAAAGGTCTTCGCATCGCTGCTGCATCTTCTCAACGGATGCACGATAGGCGACTCCATCCGAATCGAAGACGGAAAGATGGTTATTGACCTTCCCGACAACAATGCGAAAGTCACGATATCAGAAGACGGCGTTATGGCAGAAGGCTACTGCACGGCAGCGATAGGCCACTGCGGAGGAGCAGGAGTGCAGGGCTTTGCGAATGGAGCAGAGGTTGTCTGCCCTAATGTAGACGGTGGTGTCGGAGTGCATGGCGATGCACCAAACGGAGGATATGCCTTTTGGAGCACATCGGGAAAATTTGGAGGTCTGCGTCCAAACACCCGAGTGATAACGCAATCTGGCGATGTCACATCGAGGGCCTTTCTTACTGAGGTAGATTTTTCGGTGATGGTCTATCTCTCATCGGGCGTTTGTTACTTGCGTCTTCCGCTAGTCCCTCAGGATGGTCAGGAGTATCACATCGAGTCTCATGGGGCTACCTTGAACATCCTCGCAAGTCAGCCGACATGGATGTCGAAGACGAAGAGTGTTGCTTCCGCTAATACTGCATTCACGCATGACGGAAGCGGCATACTGAGGCTGAAGTTCTACAAGCAGATAAACCAATGGCAGTGTACTGCAATTTAAGTTTTAACAAGATATGGAAAAGATTAGAATAGGTAATGACATCATAGTGGTGTGGAACATATACACCGATGTCGACAACGAAGTGCCTTATGACTTGAGCGGCAGGAATCTGTCTTTATATATGAAGACCGATTTTGAGAAGGTCAAGATAGAGTCTTTTGTTGTGGAGGGCAATGCAGTCCGCTTCACATACCACGGCAAGGATCAGCATCGTCCTGGCAAGTACACTCTGACTCTTGTGGAGAACGAGGGTCTTGACGGCATGCTGACCGTAGACGAGTGCGATGCCTTTGAGCTTGTGAGATGTTCTTGCGATGCTGGTGGCGACAAGGAGAGCAAGATAGAGATTGTGACTCTGGACCTCAGCACCAAGATGGCTGTCGGCCCTGTAGGTCCGCAGGGAGAGAAGGGAGAAAAAGGAGACAAAGGAGACAAAGGAGACAAGGGAGAGAAGGGAGAGAAGGGTGACCAAGGAGTACAAGGCCCTCAGGGCGAGAAGGGAGCGGACGGATCACAAGGCCCTCAAGGCCCTGCTGGCCCATCCTATGACGATACTGCCATCAAGGCACAACTCGCCGAGTTATCGGAAGAGTTGGAACACACAACTGAAGTCGTTCTCTCGCTTAGTCCTAATGTTGATAGAACTATGGCGAAACTTACCGAGTTATCGGAAGAGTTGGAACACACAACTGAAGTCGTTCTCTCGCTTAGTCCTAATGTTGATAGAACTATGGCGAAACTTACCGAGTTATCGGAAAAAGTCAATGAACTTGACAAGGGCGAGGCTTACATCATGGGAGACACACTCACATTCCGAAACTATGCGGATGCGAGCATTGAGGGAGAAACTTTAAAATTATAGATATGGGCGAGATTTCAAAAATCAACATGGGTGGCGTAGACTACGACATCCGAGACAAGGTGCTTGAGGAGCAGCTTGGCAATATCAACGCAAAGCCGATGATTTCGGTCACTTACGCGGAACTTGTGGAACTTCGTGACAACGGAGAACTCATAGCTGGTATGCAGTACCGCATTGCGGACTATGTTACCACAACCGCACAAGAGAACACACGAAGCGCAGGACATCAGTTTGATGTAATCGTGACTGCTGACAACGAAAACACTCTCAACGAGGTTGCGAGGACTTGTCTTCATGATGGTGATACCTATTTCACTGAGGCAAAGGCAAACCTCGCTGCTTGGCAGATATGGTACTGCCTTGACAACGATGCAGAGAGATTCGCTTGGGCTGATGCTGAGAATGGAAAGGGTGTTATCTATCGCATGATTGACGAGTGGAATAATGACCTTCCGTATGACTTCAAAAATATTCTCTTTACAAGGTACGAACTTGAAGCACCAGAAGAATACATCGCAGAAGAGAATGGCGGATTATGGATGCAGCAACTTTGCAATAATGTTAGAGCAATGTTTGATGAAGGTGTCCGTTCATTCGTGTGGGCAGGTATAGCAGACGAGGATAAGTATTGGGAAGATGATATGAGTCAAATCCTTTCTCATACCACAGGCGAAAACTTTGCATTCTTCACCTTTAACACTGATGAAGATACCGATGCTTCTTTAAGCGGAAACATACACGACAACAAGATGCAACTCTCGCAGACCTTGCCTAATAATGTGTTCTTCGGCAACGGCTGCAACTCTAATAGTTTCGGCAACGACTGCAACTCTAATAGTTTCGGCAATTACTGCTACTCTAATAGTTTCGGCAACGGCTGCAACTCTAATAGTTTCGGCAACGGCTGCAACTCTAATAGTTTCGGCAACGGCTGCTACTCTAATAGTTTCGGCTATTACTGCTACTCT